AATTAAATACGAATCTTGGCACAATTGTTCAAAATTTGACCGATGGTTCTTTAACCGCCACTACTGGTTTTTATGGGCAGCGAATGAAGATTATCAACACTCGTTTAAATGTTATGGGTGGTTCTTTGACTAAGCTTAAAGGCTTACAGCGTGGACAGGCAGCTCAAGGACAGGCTAAAGATTCAAATGATAATACAGCAGCTGTTTATGCTTCTGTTATGGTTTGTTCGGCTTTTAGAGCACCTGCAACTGGGACAGCAACAATTCATGTATTGAATGGCGCTGGTTTTTCTGTTGGAAATACAGTCTATGTATGTGCTGATGGTCAAGAAGAAATTCAAACCACTATTGTTAATGTGCAGGGGAATACGATTTATCTTGCTGATAAGATTCCACAAAAATATCGCCAAAATGAATTAGCACGTCTTTACAAAGTTCTTTAAAGATCAGATTTTTCTATAGCTGCTAATTTATTAGCTTCTAATAAAACAGCCTCTTCGATTTTAGCATAGGCCGCTTCGTACTTTTTAGTGCTTGGGATAACACCTTCTACTTCTTCAGCCCTTAATTTCTTTTGAGCATCGTAAAGATGTTTTTCATATACACGTTTTATGTATGCATGGATAGTTTTATACAGCGCACTGTCGTTTAGTTCGCTGTATACATTGGCACCCTTTAATTTATGATACACCATTCCGGCTATTTCTTGAGTATCCATTTATCCTACAGTAACTCAGATGCCAACTCAGCCAATTCCGATCTCTCACATTTAGAAAAATGGATGTGTGCAGCAATCTCTTGGTCTTTGAATTTGTCGATCACATAAGCAAGACCATTGCTGATTGAATCAACCTTAGGGTTGTCGATTTGTTGTAAATCTCCAGTTAGAATAATTTTAGTGTTTTCGCCTGCGCGTGAGATAATTGTTTTTACTTCATGGCGGGTAAGATTTTGAGCTTCGTCAATGATAATATATTCATTTGGAATACTTCGACCACGGATATGACCTAGAGACTCCATTTTTAAAATACCATTGGTGAGCATATCATGCCATGCACTTTTCCCACGTCCATTGGCACCATTGTCAAAAACGAATTCGATGTTGTCGATGATGGGTTGCATCCATGGAGCCAGCTTCTCCTCCATATTTCCTGGTAAATAACCAAGATCTTGACCCATTGGAATTGCAGGTCTAGCCACAAGCAAACGCTTATGGCTTTGTTCTTCCAAAACAGCGTGTAAACCACCAAGAATAGCCATTAATGTTTTACCTGTACCAGCACGTCCAGTTAAGGTAACAAGTTTTACTTTAGGGTCTAAAAGTGCGTCAAGTGAGCATCTTTGTTCAAGATTTTTGTGTCCAATTCCCCAAACTTGAAAATCTTTTGGGAGTTTTTTAAGGCCGTCATTTGTGTGGCGATAAATACCATCGTGAAGAGCAAGATATTTATTTAATTCTTTGCCTTTGCGGAGTTTAGCCTTTTCATTCTCCGCATCAAGACCGGCTAATACACCTTTGTAGGGCATGTCAATGGAAGATTCAATTAGCTCGTGACGTTCAAGTTTAACACCAAATCCGCGAGCAATGACACCCATCAAGATGTCATTTGTGATTAGGGTTACATCAAAACCATTTTGACCAAGTCGAATGGCACTGGTAATGATTTGTTCGTCACATGTCCCTTCGTACTCAGAAGAGTTGTGCAACCACATTTTTTTAGGATTTTTTTCGATATATCTGGCAAACTCACGAATGTTTCGCGCTTTTTCAGAATGTCCGCTTTTATGCTTATCAAGCTCGGATAAAACGGTGGTAGGAACGAAAACTCTACCTTTTAATTTTTTTAGGATGTTTGGGTCATGAATAATAACATTGGTATCTACAACGTAGACTTTTTCCTTTTGTTTGTTGTTATTTTTTGCTTCCTTGGACGATTTTGAAGGTTTTGCGCCTCTTCTCATCAACTTTCCTATTCCTATTCGCTCGATAAAATTTTAGAGCTGTGATGTACGTTATTACTGCTAATGGTACCAGGGAAAGCCCAACGGCGAAAGACATACTCATCGAAATCATAATCAAAATGTCGTTGTCAATCATCCAAACCTTCTCTAATAGCCTTTTTGTTATCTTTCCTATTATAGTCTTTTATGGACCCAAAAGCGACGCCGGTAGGTGGAACGGGCACCCTTGGTTTGATATTCTCTAGCGATTTCATTAGGTTAGACAAAGTTTTGCGTGTTTTTTTCGCTTTTCTTCGTCTTGCCATCATTTTACTCATTTTTTAGCCTTTGTTAGGTTATCAATAGCCCACAATGGTTGTAAATTACTATAATGACACGCTTTTTTAAATTCTTCTGGAGATGTTAAATCAAAAGTATTTAATGGTTTGATATGGTCAATATGCCAACCACTAAAACCATAATTGTTCCAATTCATTTCATTGTCAAATTTAGATTCAATATGTTTTTTAAAGTCAGTAATGGAACAGCCAAGGTTATCAATAGCCGAGCCATTTTTTTGATCTTTTTGAACAGCTTTTCTTAGTCGATCTCTTAAATTTTTTGCAATGTGATAGTGACCGCCCTTAGGTTGTGCTGCTTGCCACCCCATCACTCTATTTTTAATAGCATCTTTATGGCTATTGTAATAGATTTGATCTTTTAAGCGAATGGCTTCTTTATTTGCAGATCTATACGTCAAATCATACTGTTGCTTAGAATTTTTGTTTAAGTCTTTGTATTTCTTAATCTTTTCTTGATTTTTAAGGTAATAAAGACGTTGACAATCCTTACAAGATAGTTGTAGACCATCAGGTCTTTTTTTATCTTTAGAAAAACATTCTAAAGGCTTGTGATTATTACATTTTGTACAAAGTTTCATCTCTACCCTTAAAGATTGCGAAAAGTGCAATCTTATATAGTATACCACGAAAATCCACGTTCCTGGATGTGCATTAAAGGGAATTTAAAAACGGATGAATTTATTTTCAGATATTAGCAATTTTATCAATAAACAATTGGGTTTGGACACCTCTACAAGTACGTCTAAAACCCAAAATGGCAAAACGCCATGGGAAGGTGACCCATCAGCTGTCCAAGATTCTGTATTTTGGCAGCCATTGAGTATTGACCCTCAGCGTTGGAATAAGCTATACCCTTATCGATTGATCGTTGTGGATGTTTCAAAGCCTGGAAAACCACAAATCGTTGGTGGGGACAAAAAAGGCGCTAAAAGTAAAGCCTCTACAGTTAAGGGCGCAACGGGCCTTACCTACGTATTAAACGAAACTATTTTGTCTGGTTCTTGGGAATGTACGTTGCCAATTACACCTCAACAATTGAAAATGTCAACTCAATTTTCTATCAATACCTCAGCTACAATGCGTGGTGTGGTTGAAGAGCACAATGGGGTCAAGTTCAAAACCATTACAGCCTCTGGAACCACTGGTATTTGGCCTACAAAACCAGTTCAGGGTGGAAAAATTGCAAATCCCACATCACTTGGTTCAATTGCTGGTGGAACTTTGGAAGCAGCTCAAGGATTGATTAACAATATCAATCGAGTTGCCAATATGTTTAACGGCCAGCATCCAAATAATGCTAGTAAGGTATTAAAGCCAGGGGAAACAGATGCCAATATTTTTTCAACTGGTTATTATCAAGCTTTGTATTTGGGTGAATTCTTAGATCGATATGCAGAAGCGAAACGCAATCCTAAAAATAAAGGATGGCGTTTAGTGTTTGATATTCCTAAACAGAATCAATCATTTATCGTAACTCCTTTGGCTTTTGAGTTAAATCAAAGCGAAAGAAAGCCAAGTGAGATGTTATTTTCTTTCCAATTAAAGGCTTGGAAAAGAATTGATTTGCAATCTGAATCACAACCTGCTGGTGGTGAACTTCCTAAAATGGAAGCTAATTTATTTCAACGGATTGTTGGAACAATAGCTGAAGTTCGAAGAACTCTTTCTAGCTCTGTAAATTTAGTGAAAGCAGTTCGATCTGATTTCCAAAAACCATTTAACGTTCTTCGTCAAACCTCATTGGTTGTTAAAGATACTGCAGGATTGGCTTTTGCCGTTGGTGATTTACCACGTCAATTAATCGATGATTTCAATTCCGCTATTAATTCTGCATGGGTGACGTCTGCAAATGCTTTTCAAAGAGGAGCTGATAGAAGTACGTCTTCAAATGCTGATTCTTTGGTTTTAAGAAATCCTATTAGTGGTAAAAATACATCTTCGTCTCAAAAAGCTGGAAGTGTAATTAGCTCTGTTCTTGATCGTCAAAAAGTCAATGAAGGTCTTTCAAATGAAGAGATTGCTTCAGGTGCTCTAGGCGCTGAGGCAGCACAACGACTTGAAACAGACCCATTAACCGATGTATTTAAAAACCCAGAAGAAAACTTTGATTTATTTGATGGAATTTCAGTTGATGATTTGACTTTAAACCCAGCGCAACAACTTGCTATTGATGATGAATTGCTTCGTGTTCGTTTATTGAATGTAAATGACTTTCGTGGATTCAGACAGGAAATTGTTAACTTGGCTCATGATATTGCAGATAGTTTTGGTGCCGGAAGTGCCGTTTATTCTGATGTTTATGGATTGCCAACACCTAAAGATCGTCCTATCCCAATGACAGTGGAAGAGAATGAGGTTTTACAAGCTTTATTTCAAGCTGTTCAAATGTATGATTTGCTTTGTGCTACGAAAAAATATGATGATCTAACTATTCAAAATCCTATGGAATTTGTTGGTGGTTTAGCTAATGAGTCTGGAATTGATTTTGAAGATTTCAGTTCAAAATTATTAGCTCCTGTGCCGTTTGGAGCCACAATCGAAGAGATTGCAGCTAGATATATGGGTGATTCTTCAAAATGGCTTGAGATTGTAACATTGAATAAATTGAGATCTCCATATATTGATGAAACAGGTTTTACCTATGAATTTTTATCGAATGCAGAAGGTCGACAATTTAACGTAAATGATACAGAAGATAACTTATATATCGGTCAAAAAATTACTATTGTGTCCGATACAGTTCCACCAGTTACTCGTAAAATTGTTAATGTGGAGAAAATTGGCGATGGTAACTTCTTGGTTACTGTTGATGGGTTGGCTAATTTGGACTTATTTCAAACTGACGACAACGCTAGAATGCAAGGTTATCTACCAGGCACTGTGAATAGTCAAAATCAGATTTATATTCCTACAAATCAACCTGCAGATGAAGACGATCGTGTATTTGACATTGTTAACATGCCAAGTACAGCCTTGAATAAGTTGGCCAAAATTGACTTTTTATTGACTGACAATTTTGACATTGCTGTGAATTCAGTGGGTGACTTCAGATTAGCAAGTGGTTTGACAAATTTGATTCAAGCGTTAAAGTTAAAAATTAGAACACAACGAGGAACACTACTTCGGCATCTAGAGTATGGCATTGGTTTGACCCACGGCATCTCGGTAGCGGATATCGAAAACGGTGAAATTATCAAATCCTTAAACGCAATGATTGCGAGTGACGATAGGTTTGAAGCAATCGAGAGTATTAACATTCGATTGGATGGACCAACTATGAAAATTGATATGGTTATTCGGATTGCCAATGGCTCTGGAATCGTACCTATTTCATTTGACGTTAAGGCTGCTTAAAAATGTGGTATTATACTATATGTTAGCAATCTTTAAGGATATCAGGAGAACAAATGGCCAGTAGATTGCCAAATCCCCAGGCATATGAAGTTATTTTAGGTGATATGTTAGCCACTTATATGGCTAAGATCGGTGTAAATGATTTGAACGTCGGTTCTACCGTCGTTTCATTTTTTGAAGCTATGGCCCAGGCCGTATATCGTGCTTCAGGCGATACCTTTGCTATTTTAAGAGATTTTTCAGTTGATCGTGCTGAGGGCGAAGCTTTACAACGTATTCGTGAAGAAGAAGGTCTTCCAGCCATCAACGCTCGTGTTGCCACTGGTAAGGTTACAATCGGCGACTCTTCTTTTACCAAAAAAGTAACTAAAATTTATGCTGGTGCTCAACCTCCAAATATCGGCTCCATGGAAATTCCAGTATCTGATGCTTCCGAGTTTGACGCTTCGGGTTCAATTTACATTGGTCGTGGAACTCCAAATGTCGAGGGTCCTTTGGCCTACAGCAGCATTACACCTGTTGGTGGATATTATGTCATTAATTTATCAGCTCCAACTACCAAGTATCACAATTTATCAGAAAAGGTGATCTTGGCTCAGGGTGGAACTCGTAATATCGCAGCTGGAACGGTTGTGAAAACCCTTTCTTCCGGTTCATCTCCAGATGTAAATTTCACAGTGACTAGAAATACCACTTTACTTGACGGTGAAGACACTGTTACGGATGTGCCAGTTGCTGCTCAAGAAACTGGAACTGATGGAAATGTACCTAGAAATGCTATCCGTGAATTCGTATCAGCTCCTTTCACAGGCGCTACAGTTACCAACCCAGTAGGGTTTATCACAGGTAAAAACGAAGAAACTGACCAAGAAATCCGAAATAGAATTAAAAAAGCTCGTATTTCTCGCGGCCTTGGAACTGCCATTGCGGTAAAAAATGCTGTGTTGGGTGCCCAAGCGTCTGATGAAAATGCAGTTGTTATTTCTGATGAAATTTTTTCTGATGGTGATGAAACCACTCTATATATTGATAATGGTGGTGGATATGAAGAAAAAACCAAGGGTATTGGTTTAGAATTTATTGTTGACTCTGCTCTTGGTGGTGAGAGAAATTTCCAATTGGCTACAAGTGGAACTCAAACTTCTGTAGCGAAAGCTACTTTAACATCTACAGAATCTGCACCATTTGAAATCAATCCAAACGATAGACTTTCAATTCTTGTGGGTGGTATTCTTTCAGAACACGCTTTTGCTGAAGGTGACTTCAAAGCTAATGGTTTTGCTTCTGCTTATGAAGTGGTAGCTTCTATCAATGCAAATCCTGATTTAAAATACTCTGCAAGTACAGTTGATAGTGGAACTCGCGTTGCGATTCAGGCTAAGGCTGAAACTTCTGAATATTTACAAAAAACAACACCTACTGTTGGGACTGATGCTGGTGAAGCGCTTGGTTTATCTTCAAGTGAAGTTGAGACCTTGCGTTTATACAAAAACAACATTCCTTTGAGTAGAAATGGTCGTTTAGCGGTTATTGAGTCTGCCAATCAAACTGATTGGTCAAATACCATTGCACCGGGTGATACTCTTATTTTGATGGTTGATAAAACTCAATCCATTACATATACTTTCACCAATGCTGATTTCTTAGCAGAAGGCACACACTCCACAGTTGCAAAAACAAACACATTGCAATCATGGGTGAATGTGATTAACGCTAAAATCACAGGTGTTACTGCTTCTATCAATGGGAATAGATTGGTTCTTGTTTCTAACCTTGGTACAAACTCACGCGCTCAATTAATTATTGACGAGTCATCTACTTTAGTTTCTAAGGGTATGTTTACTAATTCAGTTGGTCTTTCTGCCAATGGTGCTGAAGCAGACTTTAAATTATCTAGAAATACAGCTCAAATTAAACTTACAAATCCTTTGGCAGCTGGCGATAGTTTAACTGCAGGTTCTGAGTTTACACAAGCCACAGTTTATAGTTCAGCTATCCTTGGTGGATCAGTTACATTACCTGCTGATGCACAAATGTGGGTAATGGTTGACAATCAAGATGCGGAAATCATCAACCATGGTGTACTAAGCGATAGCTTGTTCTATGTAACTAAGCCAACAACAAATATTGTTCGTTATCGAGCATCTTTTGCCGGTGCCTTTGCAGCCGTGCAACCAGGTGATTATGTGGTTGTTTGGTCTGACGATCTATTGCCTGGCAACAGACTTGAAGGTCGTGTTAATGCGGTTGGAACTCAATCTTTAACTAACGATTACTTTGAATTAAAAGTTACCCCTACAGAATTTGCTGGTGCTTCAGTACAAGCTCCTGTAACATTTTTCGAAGGTTTGGCATTTCTTAGAACTGCAATTCCTCCATTAAAAGTACAGATTGCAGCTGGTTCTTACAATATCAATACAGTTGCGGCTAATTTAACATCTCAAATTCCTGGTGCAACGGCATCTACGGAAAATGACGAGATTATCAAGATTACTTCAAATAATAAAAATACTGACGGTAGTATCTTGCTATTTACTTTTAATGATGCGGCTAAGAATTTAAATTTTACATTGGGTGACTACGCTACATCTAGTTTTTCACACTTTGGTTTCTTTAAAAATGATCAAAATTCTACTAGATTTCCATTGTTCATTCATTCGTATTTTTCTGGTAACAGACAAGCTGACCCACCAAATTCAATGATTCCAGATCTTGAATCTGCAATTGATTTGGCAGTATTGGGTGTTGACCCTAATATGTTGATTTGCATGAAACATCCTTATTTAACTTCTGGTTCTTATATCAAAGACAATCAGGGTGTTGATCAAACAGTACAAATTGATGCTTTAACAGGAATCACCATCGATATCGACGAAACTAAAACCATCCGTCGTGTTCGACAAAACGATCGTTATGTTGTTTTAAGTCCACTTGATTTTGACTTTGACGACAACATGATCGTGGTTCTTGATGGCAATGCCTCTGAGAAGACTTTCCCAATTAATTTATATCGCAAGGCTGTAACGAATTCAACCATGTCAATTAATGCGAATCAATTTCGTGCTTATGACGTAGATGCAGGCGCTACTACCCAATTCTCACAATTCTTTGGCTCATCTTTCAGCTTCAAAAATTACAAAGCAATGATGAAAGCTAAAAATGTTTTGGACCCTCAGTCTATGACAGATGAAGATGCTATTCTTTATAGATCTGCTATCTGGGGTGTTGGTGGTGAAAAATATCGCGTAGGATATGTATATCCAACAGCTGCAAATCAAGATATTTCACACTCCGTTTTGGTTGGTGAAGATGTCAATGTTAAAATTGGTTTAAAATCTGGTGCTCCAGTTGTTAATACGATCGATGGAACTACAGAATGGGATGTGACGGTTACCCCTAACACTCCTGTTGCAGGTGTGGATGAAGTTTCTTATACTTGGAATGGAAATGGTACAAACCCAACCATGCCAACTCTTGCTCCTGGCCATTATGTAACTATTAATGGCAATGGTGAGTTTAGTGCTGCAAATCAAGGTACTTTTAGAGTATCTTTTGCTACTTCTACATCATTTACAGTTCGTAGACCAAATGGTGCAGCTCTAGCGGAAAATAACATTGCTACTCTGACTACAAACACAATTAGTATGTATGAAAACGATGATACAACAGCTCAAGAAGTTGTTGATTACGTTACCGCAAACTTAATTAATTGGATTACAGCTGAAATTGTTAATGACAATGGAACCACAGGTGCTGGTGTCATCGACCATTCAACTTGGGAAGACAATGATTTTGCTTCCGATGCAGATGCTATCTATATGCTAGATGGTATGAATTGGATTTCATCTTCTACACTGGGAAATTCTGCTCCGAATCCTCAATTTGTTCTGAAAAAGACACTTGACTTGCCAAGTTACGACACTAATTCTATCGCGGCTTATGCATTTAACAATGGCGAAGAATTAAGACTTATTCCTACAACTATCGAGCAATTATCTGAATTCTTATCAGTATTGGCTGTGACTGGTTTCACTACTCTTGGTGAGGTTTCAGTTGTTGATAGAGGAGAGATTTTACAACTTGCAACTCAAATTTTAGGTTCTTCTGGTTCTGTTAAAATGTCTGGTGGACGTGGTAATGTATCTCAAGCCCAAGTTCTTGGAACATCTAGTTTGATTCCAAACACAGATTTGATGCAATCTAGTATTTCAAAAGCTGCTTCTGCAGGTTTGGCTGTTGGACAATGGTTAAAGGTACAAGCTTCTAACTTACAACAAAAATCTACAGGAATTAGTTTCACTACTCAAGTGACTATTGTGCCAAATGACCCTACAGCTAACGTTTCTTCTATTTCTCTTGCAAACAGAGAGGTTGCTGATCGTTATTTCGGTCAGCCTAGAAATATGTTCCGCGATCGCTCACGCGCTTTCCACGTTGAAAAACACGGCTCTCTCGTTAATATCTCTTGGGATAATGTAACTGGTGGAAGTCCAGTATTCCAAAAATCAGTAGAGTTTAACGATGCTGGTGGTGGAAACATGTCGGTTACTTTCAATTCTGACACACAGTATACAGAATATACTAGAACTTCTGGCTCTAGAAACTTCTCTGAAGTTCAGCCTGGTGATATCGCTACAATCTCTGGCTTTGCAGATGCTGAAAACAACGGTAATTTTGTTGTTGTTGGTGTTTCTGACGATGGTTTAACGATCGCAGTTGATAATCCAGATGGATTGAGTGCAGGCGCAACTTCTATCGCTGCAGGCGCAATCACAATCACTACAGAAATTAAAGAAGGTGATACTTTAGAAATTGGTGCTCCATTTAGCAATCTAAATCAAGGTATGTTCAGAGTTATTCGTAGATATGAAAATAGTATCTATATTGAAAATGAATTTGCAGTTGAAGAGCGAGTTGTAGTTGCTTCTAATTTAAGATCATTAGGTTTTGATAACACTACACAGTTTGATGTTACAGTAAGTGGTGATATGGTCATCACTTATGATGGTACTGGTACCACACCAACACTTTCAAATGCTAAAATGGGTGATATTTTAACAGTGGGAACGGCTTTCGCTGCTAACAATCAGGGTGATTTTATGATCACTGAGGTTGGTTCTAATTATATTAAAGTAGCAAATGCTAAAGCAGTTGCTCAGTCTAACATCACTGTAAGTGGTATTGGTGGTAATGTATTAGAGGCTCATATTCCGTCAATGGTTTACAGTCCATATGAAAACACAAGAGCTGGTGACACATTCGTTATCTCTGGTAATGTATTAAATGCAGGTAATCTTGGAACTCACAATATTGTTGAAGTTCTTTCTAAAACTAAAGCAATTGTAAGTGGTATTTTAACAGCTCAATCTTCTGTTCAATTAAATAACTTATTTGTTCAAGTCTATGTTGAAGAGGGAATTCCTTATTCTGGATACAAAAAAGTATTTAGTAAAGCCGTTGACCCGGCAAACACAAACAGAGTGTTGTTATTATTTGATTCTAACGAAGAGTATGTAAAAATCAATGAAGCTGCAAGTACATTGTTGACTTCTCAAGGTAAGTTGGGTTTCTCTGAAACTACAATTTCTGGTTTTGACTCTTACAAGCATCACATTGGATTGATTGCTCAGTCAAATAAGATTGTCTACGGTGACCCACGAGATAATGTAACTTATCCTGGTGTTGCAGCTGCTGGTGCTGAAATCTTTATCAAACCACCATTGGTTCGAAGAATTACTGTTTCCATCAACGTGCGTGTACAAACAGGTATACCTTTTAGTCGTATCACAGAGCAAGTTAGAAATAACATTGCAGCATTGATCAACTCAACTGGAATCGGTGAGTCAATCGCTATTTCTGATATTATTTCAACTGTAAACAGCATCCCTGGAACTATTGCAATTTCTATTAGTTCTCCTACTTATGACCCATTAAATGATATTATTGTGGTCAATCCAGCGGAGAAACCTTTTGTTCTTGATATCGTAAATGATATTCAAGTAAGTAAAGTGGAGTAATCAATGAGTGAAGCTGATGACAGAGCCGCAGCCAAAGCGAGATTAAGGGCATATCTTAATCCTAGTATACAGGGTAAAAACACAAATGCTGTTTTGGATGCTCTTTCTACAGGCGGCGCTCATTTAGTTAATAACGTAGAAGCTGTCAATGACCAGCTTTACATTGTTAAGGCTCAAGGTCGTTATCTGGATCAGCGTATGGCTGATAGGGATATCACACGCCCTGATAACGTTGGTCTTTCAGACGAAGTTTTTCGTGAAATTGGTATTGAAGTTTCCAATCGTAAACAAGTTCGTGATTTAATGATGAATATCCTCCGTATTATTTACGGTGAAGAGTTTACACGCGCAACTGTCGTTTCCGCTGCACTAGAGCCTTATGCTTTACAAGACGGCGACACTTTAACAATTCAGTATGATGATCAAGAAGATGTTGAAGTTACTTTTAAAACTGCACAATTTTCTTCCATTGCAGCTGCAACCGCTCAAGAAGTGGCAGATGCAATTACAAAAGAAATCAGACGTTTGGGTAGAACGGGTGCTGCTGTCGCAAAAGACGATGGGGTTGGTGGTTATGTTCAGATTATCTCTGAAACTGATGGACCTGCATCTTCAGTTCGTGTAACCGGTGGTAAGGCACAAAATAAATTGAAATTTGATTCTATTAGACCTACTTCTGGACAACCTGCTACACAATGGACACTTTCTTTGATTGCTGGTGGTTCTGTTAGAGCTACTTGGACCGGTGGACCAGACCCTTCAATTGGTAAGGTTAAGAAAAATGACTATGTCAATATTTATGGTACTGCTTTTAATATTAATAATCGTGGTACATTTACAGTAACAAAAGTTCAAGGTGGTCTTGTAAACCAAGCTTATTTTGAATTTGAAAATCCAAACGGCGTGGCCCAAACTACACTTCAGGGTACTATCGAGGGAATGTTATTTTTCAATCCAGTTCGAAGTACAATTGTTAGCAAAAAGAACTACGCAACTCTTTATCAAACAGAATCTCGATTGCTTGAGATCTTTATTCCTGCCACAACTAAGGTTGTTCGTCGTGATAGACCAGGTTCAGCTCATTTGCACGATTCAGGTCCATCTGGTGAGGGTAACGAAGGTCCCTATGCCTTTGATACCTCTAAGGGTTATTTAATTGGTGGAGAAGAGTGTAATACCCTTCAAGAAATCAATTCAAATTCATCAATGATTATTCAAGTTGATAATGCTTCTGATATTCCAGATACACCAGGTGAGTTGATCTTTGCTTTTGGTACATCCAATGAAGAAGGACCGGTTCCATATATCGCTAGACCATCTGCTGGAACTATTGTTGTTGACCCATCGTATAGATTTGAAAACATTCATCCGTCTGGAACAAATATTTCACTTGTGTCACAGGGTTATGCTTTTGAGCCTGATAAAGATGGTACAGATTTTCCTTTTTACATCACAGATATCGTTTCTGGGCGTATTTATGCGGAAGAATTAATTAATTTGGTCGCTGCAACGGGGATTAATGTTGTTATTACAATCTTATATCCTGAGGACATCGGTCTTGGTAAATGGGGTGACGAGGTCAACTCAGAAAAATATGATATTTGGGGTAGTGATCCTGTATGAGTCAATCAGTAGTTTTAAAAGGTGCAGAAGTAAAAATGTATGTCGGTGGTAAATTGTATGCTGAAGTAACAAGCATTCGATATGCAATTGATTATGGTGAACAAGAAATTTTTGGGATCGATTCTCAATTTGCCCAAGAAATTGCTCCAGGTCGAGTGACAGTTCAAGGAACTGTTACGGGTATGCAGATTAAAATGGTTGGTGGACTTCAAGCTTATGATTTAAGAACCAAAATCACAGAAATCTTACATGCTCCATATGTTTCGTTGAGATTGAAAGATAGGAAGTCAGACTCTGATCTTTTTTTCTTGCCACAAATGAAAGTCACAAGCGAATCAACAACAATTGTTGCTAAAGGCGTTGTTTCTGTATCTTTCCAATTTAAGGGTATTATTCCATACAATCCACTAGATATTAGTGGGTAGACGGACCTTTTTCCCACCAAATATTGTCGTTTTCTAAATCTTTCATATATAGATTGGCAACTTCGGTTGCCTCAAGTTGATTTAGATTTTGTACAAAATGGGTCATCCATCCCCATCGACTTTCTTTAGCTCTTTGACTTAACAAGTTTGGTCTTTCTAATAGATGAAATAGGGCAATGTTATACTCTTCAGTCAATCCGTTGTACCAACACAATAAGGTTCGATCGTTGAAAGTTCTTCTGGCTAATAATAGCCATCCATCGTCTTCTTCGAGATAATCAGTTGGGTCAATGATGATTTTGCTCATTTAATCCTCAATAACGAAGGCGATAGTTGCTTCCTGGTCTTTTTTGGGTCGTGATTGAGCAACAAAATTACTGTTGTATGGCTTAACGAGTCTTTTTTTAGCTTTTCTTGGTGGTCTAACAATTTTTTCGTATCCGGGTACGGTTGTTGTATACCAAGCTGTTGTCAACATAACTACAGTATTGTCTGGAACATCAGCTAATTTCTTTTTTAACTCTCCAACTGTCATAAATACCTCATTTTATTAAGTTTTTTAAACTTTTATCTCATCTTAACATAAAAAACTCGAAAACACAAGAAAAACTACAATCTTTAGGTATAACTAGTACTTAATGACAATCTTTAAGGTATCCTCCCTATGTTTATTTATCTCAAATCGAATTAAATGGACTTAAAACGGTGAGTCGAAGGAAATAAAAATGGCAGTTAGAAGATCGCAAAACTGGCTTAATCAACAACGTGTGGACGTTCCTCATTTACGTTCGATTGAATCAGCTGTACGTAATGACTTTGATGAACTTTTAGCATCGTTTGCTATCGGTGAAGATGCTTCTTATATTATTCGTGGTTTTACCCTAAATATGGTCGGTGCAATTGGCTCTTCTGCATCCAGCCTTCAAATGATCGTTGAAAATAGCGCCCTTATGCATGGAAAGTCTTCACAAGCTGGAACTTTCTTTATGGTGCCTTCTGGTGAGGCCAATCAAACAATCAACTCAACTACAAATCCAAATGTTCAGGGTTCATTCACACCAAGCGCATTGAATTATATCGGTATCGAATTTAATCGAGCTGTTGATAATTCAACTTCAGCTCAAGTATTCTTGTGGAATCCAACAAACAAAAATGAAATCTCTAAAACTGTACCTTTGGCTGAAACCTTAAACTATCGTATCGTAGTTACATCTTCTATCTGGGCTGCGAACGTACTTCCAATCTCTATCGTTGAGACCGACTCTTCAAATAATGTTCTTAGTGTTGAAGATCGACGTCCAATGTTATTCAGACTTGGAACTGGTGGACCAAACACACCAAACCCTTTCTACAAATATCCATGGGACCATGACACTGAAGGAAGAACAGAAAACTTCTGGAAATCTTCATCTGCTGTATCGCCTTTTAAGGGTGGAGATAAGCAGATTCAGCAATTTAAAGAATGGGCTGATGCAGTAATGTCCGCTATCCTTGAAATCAAGGGTACAACTTATTGGTATTCAGACAATTCTGGTGGTTCAATTATTAAATTGCGCGGTGACTTGTCACAACTCCAAATGACTGGAAGTGGTAAGTGGACACATGCATTAGCAACAGCTGGTCAAATCAATTGGTCAAGTGATATTTTCTTTGACTACATTGGTTCACGTTTAAGTTATAAATTAGAAGCCTACGCAGCCGGTACCAATGTAACATTGGCCGACAATGAAGTAGCATACCTAAACCTTGTTCGTGGCGTCGACGTCATTCCAAATTTGATTTTTACACAAGGTTCTGCGGTTGTTACATCTGTTGGTGCAGTTTCTTGGACCAATGATATCTTAGCTGGAGACTTTATCAAAGTCGGATCTGAAGACGATACTAAATATTATAAAGTATTGTCAGTTGATACAGCCTCTCAAGTTACATTGAGCGAAAACTTCCTTGAAACTTCTACCGGCTCCGGTGGGGTTCAAGCGAAATATGCTTATGGATTCTATCAAGTTGTAGCAGTTCCAACAACAAATCGTCATTTGCAAATCGCCGATCGTAAAGATGTGCCTTTTAACGAAGATACATATTGGATTTTATTGCGTAATGATAACGGTGGTTCAACAGCTCGCGCTTACATTCGCGGTTCATCTGGTGGTGAGTTACAACAAGGTGAAGACCGAGAAATTTCTGATGGAGCTTCATTAGAGACACTTGAATATATCGGTGCTCCAACTGAAGTTTCTAGTAAACCTGACTATACCAATGCTTTGGTAACTGGATTGGCTGAAGAAAGAACAGTCACGTTCCCTGCAGCTTCTGCTTTAACATCTGGCCAATACTGGACAATTAACTCTGCTTTAGATGTTAGAAAGTTTTATGTATGGGCTAATATTGACGGCGCTGGTGGAAATCCATATCCAGGTGGTTTGGAAGAAATTGAAGTTGCTTTGTTAAGTACAGATACAAATCTACAAGTGGCTGCTAAATATGCGGCTGTTTTAGCTGGGTATTCTGAATTTGACATCACTGATAACTTAAACGGTACCGTTGCTGTTAACAATTCACAACTTGGCGTATCTACAAATGCTGCTGATGTGGATATGGGTGTTGGTTTTTCAATTAACACAACTCAAGAAGGTATTGGTTCATTTAATCGTGTTATTGTTGATGAAGAAAATCTAACAAAATCAATTAAGCGTTTAGATGAAGCTGTTGGTAGTGTACAAGATTCTTTAGATATTGATCCATATTCTGAAATTATCACTATCGTTTCTGGTGCTCCAGCTGACGATAATGAAATGACAGGTCCAGTAACCGCTGGTACAAACGTACTTATTCCATTAAATAGTCGAATTTCTGATGTGCAAGAAACTTATATCGTTGGAAGATCTGATCTAATCATTTCTCTTGGTGGTATTACACTTGTTGTTGGAAAAGATTATACTGAAGTTGGAACTTCTGGTGATCCATCTTCTGAAGTGCAATTTACATTTCAATTAGAGATTGATGATGTACTTGAATTCCGTAAATTTGCTGCTAATGGTGGTGGTTCAGGTTCAGGCTCTGCATCTGGTGTAAATTTAGGTGCTGCTGAGGATGCTGATGTTTTCAAACAAACAGTTGGAACGCAATTACAATTCCGCAGAATCAAGGCTGGAACAAACGTTAGTATTTCTCAAGACACCGATAGTATTACAATCAATGCCAATGCTGGTGTTTCTGCTGCAAATGTCTTAACAACTAGCTCATCAGTTTCTATTACAGATGCAAACGACATTGTTAATGTCTTGAATGCTGGTTCAAACGTAACAATCACTCTTCCAGACGCTACATCTTCTGAGGGTAAGATTTTTTATTTAAAGAAAATTGACGCTGGTAACACATTCTTCTTAAAATCTGTATTTGGTCAAACATTAGATGGTGTTGACATTGATGCGGCTCCAAAAGCGATTACCACTCAATACGAATCTATCACTGTTGCAGCTGTTGCTGGTAATTGGTTTATATATTAATTATGAATTTATATTGCATTGTTTTTCCTAATAATAAAAAATACGTTGGTGTTGAGTCAAACGATGGTCAAAGAAAACAATATCATTCTAAAGGCCACAAGCATACTGTGGTAGGAAGGGCCATTAAGAAACATGGATGGAATAATTGCACATTTAAATATTTAATTAAAAATGCAAGCAAAGACACATGTTTACATATGGAGAAAAAACTAATTGACAAATGGCAATTGCAAGATAAAAAATTTGGATATAACGTTTCTGCTGGTGGTGAGTCTGGTTTTAAAGGAATTAGGCATTCAAAACACACTATTGAGAAAATGAAAGATAGTAGAAAAAAATACAATCTCACAAATGAATGGAAAGCCAATATTTCAAAATCATTAAAAAATAAAAAACATAATCTTAAAAGAAGAAATAATATTTCTAATGGACATGGGTCAAAATCTTTTGAGGTATTTAGGATAATTAAGTCAATTGGTAATTGCAGGTCTAAAAATTTTATAATATTGGAAACTAAATATATTGGTGTTTATAAAAATCAAAGATTGTGTGCAGAAGAATTGAATTTAAAAGATAAGAGCGTGAATTCTTGTCTACTTGGAAAAATAAAGACTCATAAGGGCTATATTTTTAAATTTAAGGAAGTTTTGTGACTTACAGACCATACGATACTATCACTGCGGTTGGTATTTCGGACCAAAGACAAAATGTCTCTGGTTCTTTGATGGCCAAGGCTACACCTGTAAGGTCTACAAGTACAGGCGATATCGATTTTATTGATGTTTCTGATGAATCTCATGCTTTTGCAGTCAATGCGGTTACAGGGACTGCAATTGCCAATTTGTCATTAGGGCCGGTATTTACAAGTGGTCGACTAACCAACATCACAATCACTGGCAGCTTTGGTGACCCAGTTTTTGTTAGTAAAACAGGTGGTTTAACCACTACTAAACCAAGTATTGGGGTTGATGGTTTTGTATCTGGGGATTGGATTATTATGATCGGAAGCATTGGCAAGAATGCCGATGTTCCTGCAAACAAGGACTTAGTTTTAAACATTGGCGTAGTAGGCCAATTATAGGAGTTTTATGCACCACAGTAAACGTGAGCGAAAAGTCGATCTAAACAAGATGTCTATGCAACAAGCTGAGGCTATTAGTGCTCAAATTGGGCAAGAAATGGCTAAAATCATGGATGAAGCAAACCTAAAATGTAATGAAATTCTGAATATTTATGGTATGCAAACACAAATTCATTATAAAATTGTTCCTTTACAAGAAAATAAAGAACAAGTTATTGAAAACATTAAAGAAAAACCAAAACGTGGACGAAAGTCCAAAAAAGCCGTTAAAGAGCAATCTTTAACAACGTAAGCAATTAGGAGTTATTAAATGGCTGATATTTCAGTTTTAGCAAGGTTGATTCAAGGTACCACACGAAATGTGGACATTGCTTCAAATACATTAGTCACCACGTCTATTAAAGTTGGCGGTGGTGTTTCAAATACAGAGTTAACCAAGGCGATTTTAGATCGTTTGGTATCTTTACAGAACGGTTCTGATGTTGATTCAAGTTATCATACACATGACGGTCGTTATTTTACAGAGACTGAATTAGGTTCTACTGGCGGTACTTCAGGTGCTGATAGAATTGGTGTTAATAACACTCCTGTTAATTACTCTGCAGCTTCTCAGGTAGTACAAGATCACTTAGAAGGTATCGATGCGGCTTTAGCTGCTGCTGGTGGTACTTCATTTGATGACAGTATTTTTGAGCTTTATGACAATTTGGATAATTCTAAACTTTTAAAGTTTCAATTAGCTAACATTTCTGCAGCTACTACTCGCACAATCACAATGGCTGACGCCAATGTGGATTTAGCTGATGTAAACAACTCAATTCTTCGTGATGGTTCACGATCTTTTACAGCAAACCAACCTATGGGTGGTTTTAAGCTTACAGGTTTGGCGGCTGGTTCTTCATCTGGTGATTCAGTTCGTTATGAACAAGCGATTTTAATTTCTGGTGTTAATGCTTTTGCTGCAGATCAATCAATGGGTGGTTTTAAGCTTACAAATTTAGCTGACCCAGTTGCTGCTCAAGACGCAGTGTCATTGTCTTATTTGCAAGCTCGTTTAAATGGTCTTACTCCTAAAGCTCCTGCTCGTGCTGCAACAACAGCAAACATCGCTTTAAGCGGTGCTCAAACTATCGATGGCGTTTCAATCATTGCTGGCGATAGAGTTTTGGTTAAAAACCAATCAGCTCCTGAAGAAAATGGTATTTACGTAGCTGCTGCTGGTGCGTGGTCACGTGCAACAGACATGGATTCTTTATCTCCTATTGATGAGGTAAATGGTGCGTGGGTTGCGATCCGCGAAGGTTCGCAAGCTGGACAAGTATTTGTTCAGTATGGTGTTGTATCTGCTATTGGTACAGACCCAATTAATTTCTCATATTTCAATCCAATCGCTGGTTTAATCGGCGGTGACATGATCACTTTTGCCGGTTCGACTTTCTCTGTCGATTTGGCAACTGTATCTGGTTTAGAATCAACAAATCCTGGTAACGTAGCTGGTCAGTTAAGAATTAAACTTGAGGCTTCAAATCCTTCATTAAGATTTACAGGTTCTAATGAACTTGCAATCAAATTTGACCCTGCAGGTGCTTTACTTGCTGGTGCTGCTGGTACAGCTGTTCAAGTTGATAACTCAACTATCGAAATCAGCTCAAATGCATTAAGAATTAAAGATCTTGGTGTTACATTAGCTAAATTGGCTGCGAATTCAGTTGATGAAAACAAAATTGTTTCTACTTCATTCTCTTCTACTGGTGCAATCACTGGTGGCGGTGGATCAAAAATCCAAGTTGAAGTTGACGATTCTTCTATCGAGCGCAATTCAAATGCATTAAGAATTAAATCAGGTGCGTATGACCAATTAACCATCACAGGTGGTTCTGGTTCAGCTGCTGCTGTTCAACACGCTCCAAGCATCCGTAAGGTAATGGTAGCTGGCGAATCATTCGCTGCTGACACTACATTTGCAGTTCGTATGGCTAGAACTGGTGAAACAGCTGGTCGAGTTTATAAAGCTGACTACGATGCTTCGTCTGTAAACAATTTCTATGTAATTGGATTGGTTCAGCCTACAGGTGCTGTATCTGCAGGACAGAACATCACAGTTATTATGATGGGTGAAATCTCATTACTTGCTAACGATACGGCTTTTGCTGCTGGTGAAGTTGGCGAACCAGTACACTTGGTAGCTTCTGGAGCATGGGATGCAGTATCTCAAGTTTCATACCCTGATCTTTCTAACCGCGCTTCTGTAAGAATTGGTATGGTACAAGAGACAGGAAAAATTATGGTTCAGGCTATGCAACTGAACGGTATCGCTTAATTTGTGGTATAATAAGGTAGTTGAGGGATTAAATGGCTAGAAAATTAGCATTAGTAGCTGGTATACCAAGAATGGTAGACGAAAGTGCATCCCCAACTATCTACGACCAGCAATTAGAGGTTGTTTCTGCAGGCGCAGGAGCAGGTCAAATTAACGGTCCTATCAACGCAGGTTCTTCTGTAACTCTACCCAGTGGACAAACCTACACTGGTCCAGAACTGGAAATTTATTTAGGTTTAGATCGTTTACGTCCAGTTTTGGACTACACCTACGCTTCTTCAACTCAAGTGCAATTTACTTTTCAGTTGGTAGCTGGTGATTTTTTACGATTTAGAATTGATCGTGCGCCGTGAAAAAGTGTAGTAAGTGTGAAATTGATAAAGAAAATGATCAATTTCATAAGCATAAAAAGGGTATGTTAGGGATAGATAGTGTGTGTAAGGAATGTAAGAAACAATACCAATCTTTAAACAAAGAGAGGATTGTTGAATATCAAAAAGCATACTATTTAAACAACAAAGAGGCAATTTCAATCAAAAACAACCTATGGTTTCAAAACAATAGGGAAAAAGATAGAAATCGCTACAAAGAATGGTACAAAAACAACAAAGCTAATAAACTTGAATGGAAAAGAAACAAGATGAAAAGTGATGTTGAATTTAAAATAAAAGAAAATATGAGATCGAGATTATACATGGCTTTAAAGGGAAGGGGAAAGAAGTTAAATACTGAAAAGTATTTAGGTTGTTCTATTGCCAATTTAAAGATTCATTTAGAATCAAAATTTCAACCAGGCATGACTTGGGAAAATTGGGGATTGACAGGGTGGCATATAGATCACATCATCCCATTAGCTAAGTTTGATTTGACAAAAGAGGAATCTATTTTTCAATCTTGTCATTATAGTAATTTACAGCCTTTATGGGCACAAGAGAATCTTTCTAAAGGAAGTGAGTAATGGCTCGCACAATCACAGATGCCAGACAAGTCACGATTAGACAGTATTTGCAACAAATTGCAAGTGCTACTGGTTATGCTGGCACATCAGATGCTAAACCAGCCAATCAAAGTGAATTAGACAATTTACTGGCAAGTATTAACGCTGAGTTAACACCGCTTTTACGTTTAACTGCAAATTCCCCTGCTTCACTTATTGTGAACGTAGGTGCTGGTCTTTTAACTAACTCAGAAAGCTCATTTTCTAAAGCTCTCCCAACAATTGGTGCTAATACACCTAATTTTGCTGGTGGAACAATCACTTTTCCAGCTTCTCCAGGAACTGTAACGGTATCTCCAGGGAACAATGCTACTTTTTCAATGGGTGCGAATGAATACATTAAAGCACTTGTTTATTTAGATGCAAACAATAACTTAAATCTTATCTTTGGTACCTCAAATGCTACTGAGGCCAATGCCACAGTAACAGCTGCTCCTGACAGTGTAATTCCAATTGGATTCATCACTCTACAAACTATCGCTGGTGTTGTTCAGGTTATCCCTCAAACTAAAATCTATCAGTATGTTGGCACTGGTGCTGGTGGTTCTGGTTCAGGTTCTGGTGTTTTAGAAGTAGCTCCTGGCTACAAAATGCTTATCAACGATTCATTTTCGGCAATTCAGGGTAGTGCAGACGACACTGTTTATTCAACATACACAAAAGCAACCTACGATGCTGGTAAAAAACTTTATAGATTACTTTGTGATAAGTCAAAAACAGTTAACACCTCTTCTGGTACTGCATTAACAATCAATTCAGCTCCTAGCTTTACAGTTCAGGTTGGTGACATTGTTTATATGACCAATGGCGCTCGAATTGGACAATGGAGAAGAATCGGCACGGTTAACTCTCAAACAGATTTTGTTTTGGATGCAGCTTTTTCTGGTGGAGATGCTGCAAACGGCAACACTTTGATGATTTCTCAAGCTGTTTGGATTCAAGATCTAGTGAATTATGGTTCTGTAACTGAATTAACTAGACCTAGAGATTTTTATCCAAATGAAAATGTCAATCAAGTTTTGATTGATTACATGGATAGTTTAGCAGCTAACGATGATGTTGGTGATTTTACACAAACAGCTCGAATTGTAATGAGTGCATGTAATGAAGGCTTACAAGCTGATACCGATTTCCCATTAACAACATTTTGGAATCAAGGATCTGCTGTTAATGGAAACTTGTTGGTAAGACCAGCAGCTCCAAGTTCTTTATCTCACTTTCCAATTACAGCTAATACTGATGACGAACGTTTATTTTTAGTATTTTTCTGCAATCCTGGGAATGGCTCTGTAACCGCAGGTGCAAATCTTTTAGATTATACAGCTAACTTTTACCAAGAAGCCGAGGCTATTAATGGTGGGGTGTTAGCTTCTGCCTATGGAACTAGTGATAATTCGACAACTACCTATAACGGAACCATTTCTACTTCTGGTGGTTTTACACGATTTGACTTAAATTTTGATGTCAATCCTAGTGTTGACCCAGGCGGTGTTGGTGCTCAGGTAAAGGTAACAGTAAATGGACAAGATGTACCAAAATTTATTTCTAGTGGTGTAAATCCAAGTTCACAATTAAGTTATACAGTGACCACAGATTCAAATGGGTTGTATAGAAGAATTCTATTCAGTACAGACCTATCTGTAGCAACTGTTGATATTATGATTATCAAACAGTTTGGTGTTTACGATGCTTCTTTCACACAATCTAATAAACTTATTGGTTTGTACGATGCGATTGTGGGAAGTGCAGCTCAAGTCACAGCTGGAACAGCAACGCATTCTAGTTTACAGGCAGCTCATGATGCAGTTGTGGTTGGAAGTAATATTTTAGTGTTAAATAACGTGACTCTTTCTGGAAATACAACTTTAAGTAAGAGACTGATGATCTCTGGAAAAGGGCCAGGTTCAGTACTTAGTGGTAACTTAACTGTTGCCTCAGGTGCTTTGGGTTCTATTATCAAGTGGTTAAAAGTATCTGGAAACGTAACCTTTAATAGTGGAGCAAATAAATGCTTCATGACAGATTGTTACATGACAGGTTCATTTTCCAATGACCCTGCAAACCTAGACAATGTGTTTGAGATTATTACGGAGTAATTATGGGAATTATTAGTTCAAAACCAAAACAAAATTTAATTATTAATGGTGATATGCAAATCGCTCAAAGAGGACCTAGTTTTGTAGCACCAACTAATGGTCAGTACACTCTTGATAGAAATCAATATTTAAAGAATGGCGCTATGGTACATACGATATCACAAGATACAGATGTTCCTACTTTTGCCCAAGCAGGTTATTTATTTAAGAATAGCTTAAGACTAAACTTAACAACTCCTGATACTTCTATAGCAGCAGGTGAATTTTGTATAATGAGACATTACATTGAGGGATATAATTTTATTAATTTAGCTCAAAAAAGTTTTACTTTTTCTTTTTGGGTAAAAGCAACTCTAACTGGTACTTATTGTGTAGCTTTTTCTAATTCGGGAGCTGATCGTTCATATGTTGCAGAATATACTATAAATAGTGCTAATACTTGGGAATATAAAACAATAACTGTTAGTGCATCTCCTACTGCTGGAACTTGGAACTACACTAATGGAGTAGGTCTTAGAGTTTCATGGACTATAGCGTGTGGTTCTACTTTTCAAACAACAGCTGGTTCTTGGCAAACTGGCGACTTTAGTGCTACTTCTAATCAAGTAAATGGAACTAATACTGGAGCTACTGATTTTAGAATTACCGGTGTTATGTTAAACGAAGGTAACGCCGCTCAAGCTTTCAAGACATTTGGTGCGTCGATTGATGAAGAATTGGTAGCTTGTCAAAGATATTATGAAAAAAGTTTTAACATTACCGATGTTCCTGTAACTAACTCTGGAATATTAACTGGCGCTCACTCATTTCCAAATTTATCTCCGAGTACTTCTCAAGAAGTAGCCCCGGTGACATTTAAGGCAACTAAAAGAGCTACTCCAACGGTTACTATGTTAAATCCTAATGCGGCAAATAACCAGATTAGGTCTATAGGCGGAACACCTGGAGACTGGTCTTCTACTACGGCTAACCCTGGACAGACAGGCTTTGCTTTGGGCGGCCAAAGTAACTCTACAGCAGGTGGAGCTACTTGTAAAGTTCATTGGGTCGCTGAAGCAGAATTATAATTTAAGGATAAAATATGAGTAAATCAACACAAATTAATAAACGTTTAATTGCAAAGATTCCTACGCCTGGTAACGAAGTCACAACTATTGGTCTAAATACGGTACAGACTCAGAATATACAAGATGGAGCAATTACAGACACCAAAACTAATTTTACCTTACCAACCGTTCAGAGGTTTACATCTGGCTCAGGTACGTACAATACTCCTGTTGGTGTAAAATATATTGTAGTTAAAGTTATTGGAGCTGGTGGCGGTGGTGGCGGATCACAAGCTACTGGTGCAGGACAAACATCTGCTGGCGGTGGTGGCGGAGCTGGTGGTTTTTCTCAAAAAATCATATATGCTCCAGCACTTACTTATCCATATGCAGTTGGTTCTGGAGGCGCTGGAGCAATAAATAGTACAGGTGGTTCTGGTGGAAGCTCTACATTTGGCACTATATCTGCTGTCGGCGGTTCCGGTGGAACCAATGGTGCTGCAGCAAACGCCGATACTTTTGGCGGTGGTGGCGGAGCTGGCGGAACAGCATCTGGAGGAGATATTAACATTACTGGTCAACCTGGACAAGCTGCAATTTACCAAGGTACAAATGCAGTTTCTTTAAGCGGCGCTGGAGGATCATCTGTTCTAGGTGCAGGTGGACAACAACGTATGGTTACCAATGGCGGTCAAAATGGAACAGGTTTTGGTTCTGGCGGCTCCGGATCAGCTCTTGGTCAAGGCGTTGGCAGTGGCGGAGCTGGCGGTTTTGGCAGTAATGGTTATATTGAAATAACGGAATATTATCAATAAGGAGAATTAAGATGCCACAAATTAGAGGAATTAACATTCCAAAAGAATCAAACATTAAAAACTATCTTATTAATGGTGATATGGTTATTGCTCAGCGAGGTACTACCTTTAATAGTATAGTAAATACTCAATATGCTATGGATAGATATCAATATTCAAAAGTTGGAGCTATGGTTCATAATTTAACTCAAGATACTGATGTACCTACACTTGCTCAAGCAGGTTACTTATTTAAATACAGTTTGCGTTTAAATTTGACAACTCCTGATACTTCTATTGCCGCTGGAGATATTACTACTATTCGTCAATATGTTGAAGGTGAATTAGCTGCTTGTCAAAGATATTATGAAGCTGGCGCTCAAACCTTCAGGTTTCAAAATATTGACACAGTCGGTAGAAATTCATTTTGTCATAGTATATTTTCAGTAAGAAAAAGAGCTAACCCATCATCTGTCACATTGAACAATACTGGCCAGACTAATGTCGGAGGATTTGCGGCCATCGGGTCAAATGATCACCATGTATTGTGGCAATGGTCTGGAGCAGGGTCTGCAATTGATTTTCAAAATACAGCAAATTGGACAGCTGACGCTGAATTGTAAGGAGATTTATTATGTATATGAAAACACAATCGTCTGAACAAGAAATTAAAACTGTTATCAGGTTGTCAGATAAGGCGTTTATCCCAAACGATCCGCAAAATAGAGATTGGGTTGAATATCAAAAATGGCTTAGTGAAAGCGAAGATAATATTCTTCAAGAATGGGATGAAAATCTCTATAATGGTTAAACTAAAAAGGGAGCGAAAAGCTCCCTTTGTTTTTGGTATTCACTTTAAAATGAATAGCTGTATATAGTGAATAGTGTACTATGTACTTTTCCATTCCATAGCAGCTGCGGTCGACGGAAATTCTTTCAAAAAGACTTCCTTAGCAGCTTGAGCAATGTCCATATGCTCTTTCTGAGTCCCATTGGCCGAACGCAATTCGATATAGTGAAGCCAAGATCTTACATTTCCTGTCATGTAAATACGAGTTTTAGTGGACAAAGGAAGGAGAAAACGTGCTTGTTCCTTTGCAATACCTCTTTTTAAAGCTTCTTGATAAAACGCATTACTACCTGCAATGACCTCATCTTGAGCGTCTGCAAACCATTGACGGTCTTCTTCACTCATATCATTGATACTGTTCTGACGGTTCTTTAAATCCTGTCTACGAGCTTCGTATTTAACAAACTCTGTAGCGGTCGCATAACGCTGTGAGAACTCCTGGAATACAAACGATCTATGTCTAAGGATTTGAGCTGCAATAGCCCGTGACGTTTCAATCTCTAATGTAAAAGAGATATGTTCAAACGGTGACCAATGCTTATTCTTAGACAGATATTTTAGTAGTTTGGGTGCTGTTTCTGTATTCATCTGATTGGCTGGATTAGAAACACGGGCAATGTAAGAAATGATTTCTTCAGCCATCATTCCATCGAGATCGCCAACACCTTTGGTGATTGCAACTAATTTAACCACTATTGCACCCTTTGAAGATCGCCATCTTCGTTAAAATACATCATTGTATCACTGTCACCAACAATTAATAGAATTTCATCGTCCGAATCTGTCTTTTCGTAATCAACCTCAGCCTTTTCAAGCATGGCAATCATCTGTTCAAGATCAGTTCCTGTAGCTACCGATTCATCTTCCTCTTCATTTTGTCTTCTTCTCATTTTGCACCCTATCCTTTTTTAAAATGTATTGAATACCTTCTTGTGTAATCTTTTTTGTTTGGCCCATACTTAAACGGATTGTGTCGTCATCGAGCATTACATAGCCAACACCACATTTGTCCAGCAAATCGCGTGCCTTTGGATGAATCTTGGCACAATAGAACATCCCAACTTCATTTACACGTTGTCCATCAAATAAGTATTCTAACTTGGTAAATTCGTATTTGTTATCTGCAAGATCGTTCGAACCATCTCTCATAAATTGATTTAAATCAATCTGTTTCAGAATACTTACGATCAATTCTTGGCTAAGTTTAGAAACACCAGTATACTCTGCCTTTGATTCAATTTTGAGATCTTCGTAAAGTAATAAATCGTTTGTAGCAATAAAGCCAATTCTAGCACCGGCAATTCCTAAGAGCTTGCTATAAGAACCAACCATAACTCGATGATTTGGCACTATAAATGGTGTTTTGGTATAGATTTGATTGTTATACACAGAATCCCATGTATCTGTATTTGCATCGCCAATATTATATTGAGTTCCTGTTGGATTTTCTGGTGAATCAATAAGTCGCATATAAAGATGATTTCCAGTTGTCAAATGTAATGGCATTGCGTTTAAATTTCTTACCCTTTCCAATCCAGCTCTGTTGATAAAACTATCATAAGAAGGATATCCATATGGTGTGGTAAACACCTTTTGTCCATTTTTAGCTTTAAATCTTCTTAAAATTAAATTTAAAGCCCCTGAAGCTCCATTTGTAATTAATATATGTTGATATCGTTGGTTGGTTGTTTGGTAAATCACATCATGGGTATTTTTAATAAGATCTGGATTTCCATCATATGGACCATAAGCCATGTCTAAAATACTATGTGTTGTAATAGAAATTCTACTATTTAAAATATCCAATAAAAAATAAGGATTTCCCCAAGAAAAGTCGTATTTAAAAATTAAGTCTGCCACAAAATTCTCCAAATAATTCAACTGCTTTTTTATCAAAAGCTTTTGCTGCTTCTTCTGCGGTAAAAAAATATCCCAGGTGAATCAATTTTCCATTAAATTTAATACGTCCCATCCAAGGTTTATTTTTGTGTCTCTTGGAAAAAGAGACGCCTCTATATCCAGACGTATTATTTGATGACTTTTTATTTAAATTCCTTGCATTTTCTGCTGTTGAGGCCATTCTTAAATTTTCTTTTCTATTGTCCAATCCATTTCCATTTTTATGATCTATTTTAATTTTTGAATTATTAATTCCTAAGATCATTCGATGCATACGAAATTGTTTATATTTTCCATTTTCTTGTAAAATTGAAGTAACTGCATAATAAGTATTATTTTCTTGATGAGCAGACCAAGAAAATTGATTTAATTTTTCATAATCTACAGAATCTACAATGGCTGTTTTATTTTGGGTTAGTTTAATTAGATTGTTGTCCATTCAACACCGCCGATGCTTTGTCTTCCATTTCTTTTTGGAGTTTTTCAATGCGCTGTAATGTGAAATCTTTTTTGATTGAAAAAACCTGCTCTACTAGTCTTTCAACTTGTGGAATAGTCATTTGATTTTCACTGGCGATCAATTGAATACGAGCGTTTCTAAATTGTTCATATTCTTTGGCGGCATTTGATTCTTTTTTGTACGCCTCAATCATGTGCATTGGAAGAAAACCATTAAGTGAAGGAGCCCAGCCGGTTTTCTCACAGACCATCACTTCTTGACCCATAATCACCATCGTCATCCATTGGTGCATATCACCACTAGCCTTCATTTCGTCTACTTTTTTCTGTAATTCATTGAATTTTTTGTTTTGTTCTCGAATAAATTTAACGTGGAGGATGGCTTTTTCAAGTCCACCAAGAAAGAATTTGACCAACATACCCAAAACAATCCCTACTGTAAAGATTGTAAACATAATATTATCCATGTTCTTCTTCCTCTCCTACGATGGCGTCGGCCAAGCCCATATTGATGGTCTCTTTAGCTGACCAAATTGTGTCATAGTCAAGATACTTTTTCAAGGCACCTAATTTGAATTCAGGGTGTTTTTCACGAATTTTAGCTAAAAAGATATTTTCCATTTCAATATTAAGCTTTTTACTTTCTTCTCCCCAACTTTCAAACACTTTTGCATGAACCTCACGCATAGCCTGAGAACCGTAATGGACCATAAATCGCGCATTTGGAGCCATGACACGTTTATCAGCAGCTTGAAGAATAACAGCACCCATACTCATGGCCATACCATAAACCTTGATGGTAACATGAGATTGACAGCCTTTAATAGCGTCATAAATTGCCATACCATGATACCAGTCACCACCGGGGTTATTCATAATGATGGTAATTGGTTCATTTTTCTGGTCAAGTAACAACAAGGCTTTGATGATTCTCTCGGCCATGGTCGTTTCAACACCTGATTCGCCAAATTCTAGGCTTGATTCAGTGGACCCCATGTAAATTGTCCGTGAGGGGATGTATAGGTCGTAATCGTATAACTTATCTACGTCATCTCTGTTAATTCTTTTAGACATAGTTCTCTCCATTAATTCTCTTGTAAGCAGACTTCAAACAGCCAATCCATTCACGTCTACCAAAATCTCTTTCGTCTTGAAAATACTGTTCTAGGTGAGCAACAGTTGAATTATAATCAAATCCTATCTCTGCACATCTACAGCCGATGTAAAACCAAGTGGCATTCCTACTTTCACTAACACCTCGCTCCAATTGCTCGGTAACATCCTTAGGAAGCTTAGACCACAACGGCAATCCGGTGATTAAATCACCTGAAATAATACGCTCTTCTCTTTTGACAGGTTTTGTATCTGGAAAGCTATCAAGCCATTTAAAGAAATCAGCTTGTGATACCCTTCCACCCATCGAAACCAACGCTTGAACCAATTGTCTACCGTTTTTTCGCTTATTGCCAGGAAAACGGATCGATCTAGTTGGATTCTTGATCTGCTGGTCAGTTCCTTTTAAAACATTTAGCATCCATTGGTTGTAAAACCTCCACATCGCAATTGACGGAAGCGGTTCATCTAACACAATGGCATAGTGAAGAGATTTGTTTCCAGAAAAAATACAAGCTGAATGTGGCAATTTTGAATCATCAATGTATTTCTTCTGCTCTTCTAGTGTGCCAGTATCAATTTCAACCATAAAAGATCTAAAAGACGTGACGTTTTCATCTCGTCTAAATCCATTGACTGGATTAATCGAGATCAGATTAATGTCACTTTCCTCAATTGTCACCGGCTTAATGTCTGGATTAGGAGACGTAAGCACAAATGGACCATTAAGGTCTTCTTGATTAATGCTATGGTAGCCATATTTGTTATGAGAGACACTGATCGTTTCACCAGGCTCAAACAATAGGCTTAAAAAATTAGCCGTTAATTCTTTCATAGTGGAGTTTCTAAAATCAAATTCTTTCTAAATGAGCCTCTGGCAGCGGAGCGAATAATCTTTTTTCTCATACTCGATGAATTTTTATAAAGAGCACTCACAACAAGACGACTGTGTCTTTTTGTAGCCAAATGAGCATTTTCTGTATTGTTAAGGATTTCTTCAACCAAATCTGTTCCGAAATATAATTTAAAATGGACTTTTGCTAGTTTGTAGTAGAGCTTTGTAGTCTTCGATTCTCCTAAGCTCATATCTTCTTGATCATCAAGCTTTAAAAGTGTTTTTTGAACCAAAGTAATGGTTTTTAATACCAATAGCTTTAAAAAACCAGGTTTAGGTTGTACAAACATCATCTTATCCTCCGTTTTTTGGGTTAATTCCACCCATTCGCTCGTTTCGTGCCTTTTCTTCTTTTCTAATCATAGCTTCATTCTTAAATTCATCGGTGTACTCAACATACTTACCCTTAGAAAATCCTACATAAATTTTCTCGCCAATGCAAGAGTTAAATCTAGATTTTTTGATTTCAAAAATCGTGCGAGATAGTTCCGCATCCTTGATGACATTAATTGCACAAGTGGAAACGTTGACAATTGTCTTTCTACCCTCAATAGCTTCTTTAAAAGGCAATTCTTTATCCTTATTGCCTTCTTTTTTCTGTGCAAGGACAACAATAGCCGCATTTGTCATGTTTTTATATTGATCGAGAAATTTACACAATCTGTACTGAACCTGCCAATCAGCCATACCTGGAACTTTAACAGATTTGTCGACATTTTGATAATAATCTAGGATAATAAGATCAAATTCAGCATTTTTAATCAAGGCGTTGTTTAAGACAGACTCAATTCCTTCGATAGAGGTGGTGCAGCTAGTCATACCACGGTAGTTATCACCAACAACAGTGAGTTTCTTACTTAAACGTTCGATATTCTGCTCAAAGAACTCAATCTGCTCTGGGGTAAAGTTTTCGTGATCACCATAGTACCAGCCCTTAATTAAACTTGAAATACGATTGTAAACATCGGCTGGATGTTCTTCGTTTGTTAAAACTAGGACCTTTTGGCCCTGCATTAGGGCATTGTATGTTAAGTTAGCAGAAATGGTGGACTTTCCAGTTCCTGTTTCTGCACCAAGTAAGATAAGATTGCGTGGAAATAGTGGAACCTTACCCTTGAAGTGGCTATTTAAAAAAACCTTTGATTTTTTAGCCTTCATTAAATAATCGGTGCTACTTTTGGCCAAAGCGGTGATGTAATCAGCGTCATTTTTGCTTAAGTCAAATGACGAAAGCATTTCCAATTCTCTACGTTGCTCTTGAAGCTGTTCGTGTTGCGTTTCAATACGAGCTTTTTCAAGTTCTGACTTCTTTTTATTGAGGTCTGCGATTACCTCAGGTCCTAAGATCTGTGAAACGTCCTGTTTACTCATTTTTTCGGCCTTTGCAGTCCTACAGATTCAGCAAAATCCCAATCCATTTCGTAATCAGCAAAATCTTCAGGGTTTAAATTAATAACATCTTCAATGGGAGTAGAAAGACCATCGTCCTCTTCGGATTCGTCTGGAATATTATTCACTAAATGTTCTGTAGTAATAATTTGCCCTGTAAATGTTGCTGTTGGTTGCTGTTTCCTGGGTTCTTCTTTTTTCTGTTCGATTTCTTGTTTTTTAATCGGAAGTCTTTCTGCATACGCAAACATATCTTCCAACACATACGAATGTACACTTGCCGATTCGCCTTCAAAAAGTATAGAAATAGCATTTTTGTAAAAATCTGTATTTAAACTTTCCTGGGTAAATCCGACTTTCTCCAATTCAAGAAATAAAAACGGCAATAGACTGAGGGTCATGTGTTCTCCAGCCCTTACCCTGTCTTTCTTAAATTGTTGAAGAATTGAAGTGTAGTCCATCTATAGCATAATACCACAATCTTGTTCCAAAATCTGTTTTGCAAGCTTAATTTCAGACTTTAAATGCTTGTCTCTTTCTGCGTCTTGGATAAAATTTAAAAGAACTTGTCTCTTTTCATCCTGATTTAAACTGTTAAATTGAAATTTGATGTTTTCAAATCGATCATCATCTTCTTGTTTTTCCAGGCTTTTTTCAGGAGTTAGATAAAACTCACCCTGGTTTTCCTCAGTTAAAAGTTGATAGTCATATTCGCTGATTCCAAGGTTGGCTTTTTCCATTTTAATAATTTTAAAACCATATTGGTCAGTTAACTCCGTAGTTTGAGCCATACGAGCACGCAACCTAGCTTCCTTGAATTCTTTGGTGGTTAGGCGTCTATAGTCATACTTCTTAGGATTTTCAAATACAAGCTCTTTGGCAACATCGCGACTATTTTCAGTGGCTGCAAAAAAGGCACGTTTTTCGCTATCAACGGTGATATTTCGAGCCTTACGACTACAAACAACAGAAAATTGTTGCAATCTCTGTCTAAGGAAGCTAATTAAATGATTTCTCTCAATTCTCTCCACTTCACTTTCCGGGGTAGCCTTGGTTCGTTTGCTAAGCATTCTTTCCATGAATTCTGGATTATTTTTCATGCTATATAAGCTCATGTAATAAAGCATGTATAGATTTGTGACTGCAATTACGTCATAGACATCAAAACCAACTTGTACAAAGTTGTGTTTGAACTTCGAATACATAATTTTAGCTGTTGTGTTTACAATTCCAGCATATTTGGCAACCATACTGGGGTCTAATTTCTTAGAAGCCTTGTTGATGGTATCCATGTATTCATGTCTTAGATAAAGGAGTTCAAAATCATCCTTAAAATTCGGTTTTTTCGTCTTCTGATTTGCCATTTTCCACTTCCTCTGTGAGAATTCGAGGGATTTGAGCCCTCAAAAGTTTACGTTCTGCTGTAAATAAGGGTGATCCTTCCACTAACCATCCCCTAACTTTAATTGGTGGGTCTGTATCGACCACAACACCAGTTGATTTTTTAATTACCCATCCACCGCGTTTTTCACGAGCTGAGTAATCATTCCAATTAACACCTTTTTGAAAACACATTTCTTGTAGTTCGGAAGTGTTTTTGTTGTCACATTGTTTATGGCTGTACAAAGCCCTTGCTGCCATCTGGATGCTGTTTCTAGTAGCGTCTTGTTGACGCCAAATAAAATAATTTTCCACTTCGATAGGGTCAGAAATAGTGAAAACACGAGAGTCAAACAAGGCAAGATCTGGCTTGTGAAACTTAGCATTCTTTTTAAACATTACTTCATCAACAATACAGTCATTGAATTTAGCCGTTGCAATGGCTGCAGAGATAGACACCATTTTTTGAAGATTTCCATTGAACCAAGCTTCCGTCTGTGGGGTTTCAAAGTCGGTTAATAAAATCGAGATTTCATCTGACTGGACATAAGCCATTCTTGCACCTTGGATTTCTTCACAAAGTGTCTTTGCAACCAAATCCATGACGTCCATAAGATCTTTATCAAATGGCTTGTCAAAACCTTTCGTGAAAGTATGAAATGCCTTACCGTCAACTCTAATAATTGTATATGTTCGACGCGGTAGATTGTAACGAGTACGGTTTTCGTACTGTTCTTTCATGCGGTCGCCAAGAGAATCACCTTTTTTCATTCAACCTACTTTTGCATCATATTCTTTTTCGTATTTCTTAACAATTTGAACAATGTCAGGGCCAAAGATGGTATCTTTGATACTAGCCAATTCAACACTGATAGTCCAATCATCAAATCTAACATTTTGTGAGTTGTATGTTTTAGGAAAATTAACTTGTGGATGGTATTCATTCATATCTTCTCGATTTAACAAGGAAATAATATCGTTAGAGATAGAAATATAGTAAGCTTCTGCAAAGAATTGATATTTGGCACCATCTGGATTAAATCTGACAGCGATATAGCCATTGTATTCGCTGTGTGCGTCGTCAGTGTTGATGGTTACTTCAGCGTATTTGGTTTCAAAATCAGCACTCATTAAAACACCAATGTCCATTTCTCTTTAAAAAACTCTAAAGAAGAGGGGATGATCATTTCACGACCTTCATTCTTTTCGATCTTAACATTGTCCAGTTTGAAAGTCAATGTTTTTTGTTCATCTTCTTGCTCACCCCAAACATTAATATCTACGTTGATTTTTTGTTCTGGAACTGTGATGATAAAGCTTTTAACACCAGAATCACGCATTTCAAATTCCAAATTCCAATTAACTTCTACTTCTTTTGTTACAAGGTCGTAGTTGTTAAGATTTTCTATGTAAAGTTCTAAGTTTACTTTAGTCTTGAAGTTGTGCATTTTCTCTCCTTTTAGCTGCTGCTTTCAAGCATTCTTTGCTTAACATTTGGTCCAGGTCTACATCACCGGAACCAACAATAGCGCAGTTAAGATAGTCTGTCACACAATCCATACGTTTGTCAAATGAAATTCTCGTATTGAGAAAATCACACTCAGTTTTAATAAATTTAATTAGGCGATCGTTTTGTTTGGGAATGGAAGCTTGGGCATTTGCTTGAAGAGATAAGAGTGTCAAAATAAGCCATTTCATAAATCCTCCAAAAAGGAGGGTCCGGCTTTAAGGGGGGGGTAGCCGGACCCATGGGGGGTTAATTAAGCAGCCGCCAAGATTAGGGCTGTGTCTAATGCTTTCTTGTTTTTGGCAGCACTGTCGCCAAACCACATACTGTCCATACGAGTAGAGTTTTCTTCACCTCTTTCGTATTGAAGATACTCATTAACAGCGTTATAGGCTGCCCAGTAAGTACCACGAATCTCTTTCATGTCATTTCCACGTCCTTTTTCGAACAATGGGATAACTGACTCAAGGATTCTTTTGTTGCTTAAACTTGACAGGTCACCATTGACTTCAGCAAGCTTAGCAGTGGTGTTGAATACAATCTTAACATACTTCTCAAGATCTTTATGGTTAATTTCTTTTGAAGTTAAAAAACGATACTGTTCAGCAGTTGCTTGGAACTCAGCATCAGCCATGTTCATGATTTCTTGGATATTCTCAAGATTCTGAACCACATTTTTAGTGTGTTTAACACGAATCAATTGAGAAGCTTTAGAAGTCAAAGACATAGAAAGTGTATTGTTACATACAACACGGATAGGTGTGAAACCTACACGAACTGCTAGTGTACCATCATGGCTATTTGAAAGAAGAACGTATTTATCAACAACGTCATTTCCTTTAATAACCATTGGGTCACGGTTAATTTTAGCCAAAATCCAAACTCTTTTTCCATGTCTTAATGAACCAGCTGTTTCGATAGCAGCAGCTTTTTCATCAAGGAATGGACGGAAAAATTCAAAAGCTTCTGTGTTTTGTAGGGGAGTGTAATTAGGACCTACAACGCCAAGGATACTATTATCTGAAGAGCGACGTGTTAAAAGAGCGTCAACTTCTTCTTGAGCAGCTGAAAATAAAGGTTCTGTTGTAACTTTCCAGTCAAGACCAGCAGCAACCAAAGCTTCTTCTAATGAAGGTGGCATTTCAAATCTGCGACCAAGTTTGTGCCAAGGTGCTTCGCCTACAAATAACATTTGTTCTACTTCATGAGCCATCTTACCCTCCTAGGTAATTTGTTGTTGTGATAATAGAATAACACAACTTCACCGGAAGTCAAATAATTATTTAAACACAATCTCACTTTGAGAACTAAGTTATTTTCTCATGTCTTTCTCGCTATTTACAAGTCTTACATATTTAACAATAATATTGGCAGCACTGAATAAACGTACCACGGCTGCCACATAAGCTACTAAAATTACCACATGGATTAAATGAAAACCAAAAATAATCCATGTATACAATCCAAGGGGTGTGCAGACCATTTCAACCAGAATCATAAAGAATAGGTCTCGAATGGCCTGTTGCAGATCTTCTTTCACTATTCACCTTTGGCTTGGCCGTAAATCCTTTCTAAAAGGTTCTTTTGCAAAGCTTTATTATCGCGAATTTCAGTTAAAACGGCTTCCTTGCCCTTGAAGTTTTTATCACCCATGATGTAAGTCACATTATTTGGTCGTTCAATAAAACCCATATTAACAGAAAGTTTTAAGATTTCTTCTTCTGTGTTCACAATACCCTTATTGTAGTCGAATGTGAACTGTCCAGAGCGTCCAGCAACTCCGCGAGAAGATTCTGTCATCTCAACATAGATTTTATGGCCCGTTCTCTCTGCTTTGTCTTTAAAATCTTTGGTGTCTGTTTCTAAAGCATTTCCAAGAGCATCTTTTTTACCATCAGCTGAATTGTCACGTGAAACCTTCATGTAATACTCAAAACTATGCTTTTGGTGCCATCCACCGGCCATTTTCTCTTTAGGTCCATACATACCAGCGTCTAAGTTGCCTCGGACATGAGCTGTTGCGATCAAAGCGATCTTGTGACGTCGAAGGAATGGAGAGATAGCCATCAAACCCTTTTGGATTGTCATGGCATGGTCACCCATTTGATGATCTGTCACTGAGTCGGCATTTGCAGCCTTAACACCCTGAATACCCTGTAGGGAGTCAATAATAACTAATTTTAAAGGCATACCCTCCTCAACCATAGGAAATACATCCTTAGTCAAACGGTCAAAAATCAATTGTGGTTCATTGGCATTAAACACTGGATAGCGTTCTTCGTCAATATTCCAAAAAGGCTCTTTGTGACCCATTTCACGCATTTCTGTGTCAAACTTCATAGCCATTGCATCCTTATCCTTCGCGTGAAGGGCTGATACAAAGGCATCTGACACAATTGACTTACCAGCTTTAGGTTGACCCCAAAGAAGCAGGAATTCCATAAAAGAAAGTCCAGCAGACTTGCTGAAAGTCCAATTTAAGCTTGGAGAAACAGTCTGAATTGTATTTTCTAGAAGGTATGGGTTGTACTCACGGTCAACCGCACCTTCCATTCGATTCAATTCTTTCATCCATTTATTTTTACTCATAAATCACCTTAAACAGCTAATTCGCCGTTTTTGTAAGCTTGTTTCATTCGACGATAAATGATTTTGTTAACATTAATGATTGTTTGGCGTTGAACTTCTTGAGCTTGTGGCACGCCTTTATCGTTGATATAGTATGCCATTTTCTTAGTAATTTTAGCTCGATACTCTGGTTTTGTGTCAAAGTGTCCTGCTTCTTTTGCCATTCTACGAATTTCTTTAGCTTTTTTACCGTTCATATCATCTCCTATGTTACACTGTCTAAATCAGTGTAGATTAATAAAGGTTTTTGTGTGCTGCCAAGTGGAATAGAGCCGCCAGACCAAGAAATGGTTCTGCGATCTACTTCCATTCCATTATCAGTACCTAGAAACTTTTTTAGTTTCTTAGAGAAAGATTGGTGTGTTCTTGCTGTGAACAATGCAGAAGTGTAAACCTTCTCACCTTTGTTTCTGAATTTAATAGCGTAAATTTGCATAAACCCTCTAATATTTGTTTGAGTTAAAACTACCTTTAATTAGGTCCATTTGAACCTTCATGTATTTGCAAGCGTTTTCAAAAACTTTAATCTTATCTTCCATCAATTGATGCATTGCCTTAAGCATATCGATACGATCTTGAATTTTTTCCAACTCTTGATTTTTTTCTAAAAATGCCTCTCTAAGAGTTGCATTGTCTTTCATATCCACAGTTTTTAAAAACGCTGGATATTCGTCGAGAATGAGTTCGGATTTTTTCTTCCGATACATTTTATCAGCTTGTACGATTTCAAAGCCAATAGATCTAATATTGGCTCTGGCTTCACGATATCCTTCGTTAAAAGCATATGACAATTCTGAATATGTGGACGGATTAACAATTTGAGACTCAACCAAACGACTTTCGCCTTCTTTAATTTTACCGAAATACAGTGTAACTGCTTGACGGTCCTGAAAAGCTGGCACTACCAGCTCTACAGTTTGTAATTTAACAGGAAGGCTAGAATCACTCATGAGCTAAGTGCTCCAATTGATTTTAAAAATTGATCTACGGAAACCTCACCCTTAGGCGGTGCAGCTGGAATCTCAGTTTTAGTGGCCACTAGAGTTTCTGTTGTAGGTACCGCTTGTGCAACTGCTTGTTGTACAACTGGTGGTTGCGTAGTCATTGTTTGGGTAGGTACTTGCTGACTAGCAATTACTGGTGTAGATTGTGTTGTTTCTTCATCATCTCCACCATCATCATCTGAAGCAGTCTCGTTACCTGCACCAAGAAGGCGGTCAACAGCTGTTGCACCTTCTTTAACGATTTGAGAAACTTGAATTGCAGTCAACACTGGATACATACCAGAAAGCTCATAGGCTTCATCAGAAAGACGATCGATAATAGATTGATCAATCACATGAACCTTGTCTTCTTTGTATGTTTTACCGTTAATTTGCACGTTTTCTTGGTATACAGTTACTTGGTAAGCTGTATCGTTAAAATTGCCGGTTGGATTAGATCGATTAAAGTTAAAAAACCGTCCATTTTCAATTGAAAGTGGGTCAACTCCAGTCTTGCGCAAATCTTCAATTTGAGTTTTCAATAACTTGAAAGCACGAGAGCCGATCTTTAACAATCCAATTTTACCCTGAAGGTCAATGGCATTAAGATAATACTTAGCATCAAGATTGTAACGCTTAAGCTCTTCCGTTACTGTTTTAGCACGCGCCAAAGCAGCTGCATCTTGTGGATTTGCACGAAGAGTTTTAACAAGAGCGTCTTTTTCAGCCTTTAAAGCTTCACGTCTAAGGTGAGCATCTGATTCAACCTCAACCATTTTATTTTGATAGTTTACCTTACGAACGTCTTGGAATGGACGATTCTTGCCAGCGGAGTTTTTGTATCCCCACTCAACACGATAGTACTCATACCACTTGCCTTGTTTAGCAAGTTTACCCATAGGAGGAAGAATACGATAAACATTATCTCCGTCCTGAATTTTAAAAACGGTCTTACCTGAGCCGTATTTCGCCTTACCTAATTCCATCTTTCTCTCCTTGTTGGTTATACCAAACTTTGTCTAATTTTTAAAAGGCTTTTTTCAACAGCCTTGGTTGTTACTTTGTCCACTACATCCAGTGAAATGTTTTTAGTTTTATCGTCCACTTCGCCAGTTGCAATAATATGTGTGTTTCTTGTTAGAGAACGCTTTAAGCCTTTTGACAACTCTTCTACCGTTGCTGTATCAGAGGTGTAAAGAACTACCGGAATGGTCTTTCCTGAAAGCTCTGAATTCAAAACTTTATCGGAAATCTTATCCATAGCGTCGATTCCAACAATCTCACTTCCTACTTTCTCATTAATAGCCGACTTTGTCAATGACAAAAGTTCATTTTTATCTTTAATTTGTTTTTTATATTTCGATTCAAAGATAAGTGCTGGATAACTCACGATATCTAGATCGCGAGCCTTGTCTTCCAATGCGTTGCCGATATGCTCAAAGAGATTTCCAGAAGAAATTTTATCTTTGTAAAGTACTTCAGGTACTTTTTCGATCATTTCGTTGTAAAAATCCTCTGCGTTTACAGCAAAGCAATCGTACTTCTCTTCGGCAGTTTTAGCAAACTTGTCAGCTTGATCTCCAGTAACAATAATAAAAGCTGCACTTTTAAGTAGCAATTTTCGATAAGATAATCGCAAATCTTTAAGCTGTTCTTTGGCTTGGGTAATATTTCCCAATCTTACCCTACGCGTTTGTGGGTCATTGCCTGGGTCTGAAGCAGCAATCGCTTTTTGCTGTTTGATCTTTTCGGCAAGTTCTTTCAAAGTACTCATGTACGCTCCTTGTTCATCTTCATTTGTGATAATACCACAAAAAATCACACTTCCATGTTTTTTTGAGGAATTGCTTTAAAATAATGTTGTTTCCAATTTCGAGTGTTTTGGATTTTTCTAACTACCTTGCCGGTCATAACAGCTGTTGATTGGCTGCTACCGGTCATTCGGTCTAAGGCATTGTTTAAGCCTAGAGATAGACGTTTGTCTCCACACTCTGAATAAACATGAGTCTCACCCTTACGATTTAACGAATAATTAGAAGAAGGCAATCTTTTCCCTTTAATATCAACGTTTTGCACAATAATTACTCTTTTATCACACATCGCTGGATAATAAGGATGTTTGTTAATATCGGATCTTTCATTGCCTGCAGCAGCTACAACCTGAATACCACTGTCAAGAGCATATTTTACTAGTTTGCATTCATCGGCGTCAAAGTCATTTCCACCACCAGAATAATTAATCACATCAACACCCAATTCAATTGCCTTTCTCATAGCACGCTTCGAATTTGATTCTGAAAATAAAGTATTGTGATCGTGATAGAATTTTAAAGCTACAATACAATAATCCACATCATCGATGTCCTTACCGATTAAGCCAGCAATGTGTGTGCCATGCCCATGAACATCTTGTGTGCCGTAGCCAGTAAAGTCCTGATGACCTTCGTCACAGATTTTTGGGAGTGTAAAGCCTGCTTTTGTCCAATTGGATTTAAAATCAAAACCAGTATCAATAACTGCAACTTTAATTGTGTTTTTGCCAGCTCTTAACATCAAAGAAGATTCTACTTTAATTTCAGGTTCAGACTGAGGAGTTCTTTTTGAAATTACAAAAACCCCGGTCATGAAACATATAAAAATCGATAAAACCACCCCGATGATTTTCATAATTACCAAGCTTTCTCGTTAGTATACCAGTGATCTGCACTAGCAGATTCCAAAACTGCTTTTTTGATATAAGTTTCAATAGCTTGAGAATCAGTCAATAAGAAATTTTGGTTAGCTATTACATAATCCATTTTAGCTTCACCATAAAAATAACCCAATATCATGCGAGCAATACGGTTGTCATCGTTAAAACGAGAACCTTGTAAGTGTTCATTTTCATTCATAAATTGAACGTAATTTTGCTTAGTAGCTTTAATTTTAAAAACCAAAAGGTCAAATCTTTGTTTATCGAACTTGTTTAAATCTGTCAGCATCATAATGCCTCCTAACAAATACAGAATAACAAAAATTACAAAAAGTGTCAAGCTGTAATTGCAGGTTCTTCCACAATAATCTCAAAAATGTTCGTATACGGCTTATCTGCCTTCTTTTGATACACAAAATATGCAATACACCCTTCTGTTAGATCTGGTGGATAAATTAATTGGCCTGTATTGTAATCGGGCCATAAAACTTTTTCTGAGATGTATCCAGATGAGTCAATGATCATTTTGAGAGCTTTTTTGTTGCCGCCATCATATTTAAAGGTTTCGCATTTTAAGACATATCCAGGCACACAAAACTTCGCATCTTTAGTTAAAAACGTAGAATCAATCTGTTGTAAATGCTCACCTGAGATTAAAATAGTATCCCGACCCCATTTATCCATAATGGTACTATGGTGTCCACCTGTAGTGATTGGTAATTTAGAGTCTTTTTCCAAAACACTTTGTAAATCCAATGTCATGCTAGGAAAGATAGATTTTTTAACAAGAAAGTCTAGTTTTTTCTTATAGGTTAAAGAACCATAAAAATCATCACAATGCTCTTCAGCAGGTCCGGCAGCAATCAGCTTGGCCTTAAGATTCTCAGTTCTTTGGACTCCTTTAAGGTCGCCCTCAGCTTGAAATTTAGCAATGCGAGCATCGTAATCTTTGATTTTTTGCTCATGCTCAACAAGCTTAACCGCTCTTTCATATTTTGAGATCTTACCAATTAAAGATTCTTTTTTGTCAAATAACGAATCCAAAGCACCAACGTGAATTAACTTTTTGGTCATGTTGTAGCCACACGCTTTTTTGCGAACAAAATCTGTGATGTCGCTGTATGGACGTCTAGAGATGATTTTCTCAGCTGCAGCAGTACCAATACCAGAAATCATGGATAGTTTGTTACGAATTTTACCTAGATTGTAATCCACAGTCATTTCTTCATTTGAAGTATTAACGTCTGGTGGAAGAACCATGTCTTTTACGTATTTGTAGAATACTTCGTTAATTTCCTTTTGATCGGCATTGGAAAGCACAGCTGCCCACCATTCAAGGGGGTAATAATACTTAAAAAATGCACAAGCATATGAAACCACAACGTATGCAACGGCATGAGATTTATTAAATCCGTAACGTGCGAACGTTTCCATCATAGACCAGATTTTCTTAGCCGTTTCTGGGTCAGTTCGTTTCGAGGCACCTTCAATAAATACAGGCCCTAAACTATCAAGTAATTTCTTTTTCTTCTTACCCATCCCGATACGAACGTTCTCTGAATCCTCAACGTTCATTTGACCAAGTTCTTTGGCAATCTTTGTGATCTGTTCTTGGAAAACCAAAATACCATAGGTTTCAGGAATCAATTCTTGTAAAATAGGAATGTCAGAGACAGATCTGCCATTTTTACGTTCGATAAATTCTTCCACCATGTTTCGACCGGTTTTAGGGTCTCTAAAGTCTTTTGGACCCGGACGCTCTAAAGATGTGATCGTAGCCAAATCAACGATATTGGTTGGTTTAACTTTTTTGACAGTGGGTGTGGAACCTGCCGAATTCAATTGGAATACAGTTTCTGTTTTTCCACTAGAAAGCATGTCGTAAATTTCTTTATCCTGTGGTAAATCCCATACATAGGTGTTTTTGCCCTTATGCATGAAATAACCAGTTTTCATGTTTTTATCACCATGATGCTGGTTAATGTATTTTAAACACAAGTTGATATCTTTAAGTGATGAAATCACAAGGAAATCGTATTTGACCAGACCTGCATATTCGCATTCTTTGGCTGTGGGTTGGGTGATACGCTTCACACCACCAACTTCAAAGGTAGGGATAATATCTTCAATTGGCCTATCTGCGACAAGGTAGGCGCACGCATGGCGTGAATTCTGTCGGGCTAATGATAGAGCCCTTTTAACAATATCCCACTCTTGTGGACGTTCCTGTGCGTATTTTTGCAGATCTTCGTTCTTATCAAATAATCCTGGGTGATATTCGCCCTTGTCATCCTCATACCCTAGAACATATTCGTAATCATCCACACCTTGAGGGGTATTAGGAAGACTTTTGGCCAAAGCAGAGATTTCTTGAGCAACAACGCCCTTATTCAAGAATCGATTTGCATCCAAGATAGCTGATTTAATACGCAAAAGGGTTCTAGTAGAGACTTGAGCGGCTTTGTCGCCATATTTTTCAAATAAATAGCCAGAAGAGCCGTCTTTACCCACCAAAGGTACGCGAGACTCTAAGTCACAGTCAATATCGGGTAGATTGCCTTGTTTAACACGGTCCATAGTTAAGAAACGTGGTGAAGACAATCCTAGTTTAATAGGGTCAACGTGAGTAATCCCCAATAGATATGAAATTAAAAAACCACCTGCAGAACCTCGACCAGGACCTGTCAAATAGCCATTTTTTTCATAATAATCGTAAACGTCAACAATGGGTAAGAAGTATGGAATAAGATTGATGACTCCATTGCCAGTTAATAATTCTAGCTCTTCTTTGTATTGCTTAACGTATCGTTCATCATCCCAAGGCATACGACCAACCTTAGCGATTTGTTTTTCCAATAATTCAAGCGGGTCGCCTTCAGGGGTGGGCAATCGATAGTCATATTTAAGCTTGAATTCTTTGAACAATCCAGCCCATGCATGAGAATTATTTACCATAGTCTGAATGGAAGTCTCAGGCAATGCAAGTTCACCAGTGAGATATTCTTTAATCTCATCCACAGTGGCAATAAATTGAGATTGATAAATGCGCTTTTCCTCGCCAAGCTTCATATCTTGGACGACTTTATCTTCCTTTGTGGCGTAATAAGAATTGTTGTTGATCAACAAACGATCTTGGTCACCATATCGATGTGCAAGAGCCATAACAAACTGATTGGCTTTCGTTTGAATATCACCACCAGGAATATCCTGATAAGTGTTCAAAAGCTTAGCTTTTCCGATAAGTTGATTCTCTTCTTTAACTTTAAAACGAACACCATCGATAAATACAGCCAAAACTTTTGTATGTTTATTACCACGTCGAGTTAATTCAACAGCCTTAGCTTTTTCGTACTGGTCTGTTTCAATGCGATCGTTAGCTGGGATAAATACTTCTTTTTCTCCCAACTGAACCTTAACAACTGTACTCCAATATTTATCCTGTTTGTAAGGTACAATGCTAGGATAGAAGTTTTCAGCTCCAAATAGATTGCGAAGTTTTTCGTAATATTTTAAACCAAGGTCAGCACGACCAACCAAAAGATGTTTAGAGACCATACACTCCACATTTGAAGTTGTGACAGTGACGTTGGATTTAGCCAATTCTTCCAGGTCTTTCCAGGTAAATAGTCCATAAGAGTTCTCAGCGACCCAAAGTCTTTTTCGCTTTGTGTCTGAGCACATTTTAACGATTTTTTGATATGCATCTTGGTCCTTAGCATGAACGACGATTTTAAAATACTTAATTTGTTCGGATGGTGTGTTTTTGATAATTTCACAATCGTCGTCTTTAAAAAATAACTCGACGCCAGCGATAACTTTCACGCCGACTTTTTCACCGTAGATATAGCCTTTAAGTACAGATGTTAAATATCCTAGGTCTGTAATTGGAAAGTAATTCAAACCCAGCTCTTTACTACGGTCGATCATTGCCTCAACAGTAGAGCCGGTAAGATAACTTTCAGGATGATTAACTGGGGAAATATGATTCATTAGCCCTCAACGATTGCTAGAAGTGAATTGGTGGTTCCACCGATCATATCTTGTTTTTTAGCTTGGATTTGTTTTCTCATGGCGCGATACACATCAATATTCATTCGAACGTCATCTTTAGCAGTATGAGCTTCACGCTTAGGTACGCCATAGTGCTCAACCAAGCTAGAAAGGTTGCCCAAATCCTCAGGTAGAATACCAACATCTTTTAAAAACGTTGTGATAGAAGATGTATCAATTGTGCGATAATGCACGTCTTTTTCAAATTCTTCTTGGGAAATCATTTGATTCCACAACATTTCTTTATCAAAAGCTACGTTGTGTCCAGCTGGCATGAAAGACCTTCGCTTACCCTTAATTTTGTTTCTGCTCAAAAATGCTTGAAGTTTTAACTTGCCCTCTTCATAAGTAATAGTTGCAGGGTCTTTTAGGTGTTCTTCTAAATTGATTTTATTAACATCCATAGCCTCTTGAACCACATTGATTTTAGTGATATCAGAAGGTTTTAGTTGCAAATAAAGCTCATCAAAAACATTTAAGTCTTTATCGCACAAAGCAAAATAAGCAGTTAATAAAGAGTGGATTTTTGGATTAGTTCCACCTGTTTCTGTGTCAAACCATAAATAATGCATCACGACCTCTCTCTATTATACCACAATTATTTTACAAAATCTCGTAATTTTTCCAAAGCAGATTGATAAACTGTTTCAATTTCACTTTTTGTCATCAACAACACCTTTTCAATTCTTTCGTCATCAATACCATCGGGGTGTTTGTTGACCAATTTTGTTAAGGAATTGCCAAGTCGAGGACAATAAATAAAATCGGGGTCTTCCATGATTTTCTTTTTCAAAACTTTCTTATCCTTCATTTTTTCCTTTTAGATGGATCAAACTGAACTATAACTTGTTGATTTTCTTCATTTTTACTTAAACGCTCAAACTCATTCATAGAGTCATCTTTCAACTTCTCGTACTTACTCTGGTCTCTTAATAACTTATTTTTAACGTTAATGTAAAAGGTTAGGTTTTTGTCAAGCGTGGCCTTTTCAGCCATAATCTTTTTATATTCAGCAGCAATCGTTACAATTCCATCTTTTTTTAGAATCTTAATGTTTTCTTCCATATTGAGTTTCATGGACTCTAGAAACACCAAATCACCTTCAACAGCCTTTAGATCACTTTCAATAACCGTCAATTTCATAACAAGTCCCACGATATGATCCTTGAGCTGTTTAAGTTTTTTGTCCTGACTCATTAATTCTATTCCTATATTCACAATCACCACAGGCGATGATTGTCACAACACCCAGATTGACCCTTCTCATGTTTGTGGAGCTACAGCGTGGACAAACTTTGTCAGTTTTAACTTCTGTTTTATCTTGAATTTCTTGTTGAATAAAATCTAGAGTTTTGTCTCTGGAAATCTGCATCAAGTATTCTGCTGTGGCTTTTAAATCTTCTTCTAGAGATTTATTTCTAGATTTCAATTTATTAATATCTCTTTCTAATCGCACAATCACTTTTTCAAGTTTTTCTTCATTATTGTGAGGTTTTTCGGTATGTTTTTTTCTACCCATGTTGCACCTCTCATATTGTTATATTACCATAAAAAAGGCTCCTTTCGGAGCCTCTTAAAAAACAATATTTTTATTTTTAATGTTATTTCTTTTGAACGTAAATTGGAAAACTACGGAAGAAACAAGTGTTTCGCTTTTCAGTTTCAACATAGTAGTTCATAATTTGAACTGCCTCAGAACAAAAAGCTTTTGAATCAGCATAATCATCTTGGCCAGGTACAGAACCATTTACCATCATTCGACCTTGTCCGTACTGAACCGGCTCGTGCCAGTGACCAACTCGAAAGAAATGAACTACTCGACCAAGTTGTACCTGTCTCTTGGCCATTTGATTGGCCATAGTATCTCGATTCAGATTCTTAAGTTCGTCTCCGTGCTCATAAACAACTGTGTTTCCATAGATTGAAATGGCAGTGTACAAACTCTTAGAAATTTGGAAATGAACATTTGTAAGTCCAGAAGCTTTGCAAAGCATTTCTAGGGTGCTGTAAATAATAAAAGTAAGATTATCCTCACCTGGTTTTTGGTAAGTTTTGTTGTGACCAATACGATCGTGATTACCAGTTACGCAAGGAACGTCAATCTTAATCCCTGTGTTTGCAATTGGCAAAATCAAGTCGTAGAACATAGAATTAATTGCTTCTTGAACCTGACGTGAAGTGCTGAATTCACAGCCTTTTTCAGATTCTTGTCCGTGGAAGTCTGCATTCTCAATAATATCACCAATTAAGGCAAGAACAACACGTTCGACATTAAAAGACTTTCCCTCACGGATGATTTCTTTCACCACAGAATCGGAAATCTTGCGAACGCGCTCACGGATTACTTTTATATCAACGAAGTTTCCATCAATATTGTCAATGTATTTGCCGTAATGAACGTCAGAGAATAGCAACTCTAACGTCATGTTCTTTTTGGCTTTGGACTTTGCAGCTTGCTTGGGTACTTTATACTTTGTAAGTGACATTTTCTTGACAGTGTTTTGAATCGTCTCGATTAAATCGTCACGTTCATTCCACTGTTCAATAATAGACTTATTTTCTTTCGCTGTATATCCACTGTTCTTTTTAGTTCGATGGATTTGCTTAAGTGTCTTGACATGAATGTCAGCAGTGTCAAGATAATTTGCATACCTCTGATAACACTTTTTAATGCTTTCAAAGTTACGATCAGTTCTGAACTTTTTATTATACTTATCGGTAATTTCTACCCAAGTAAGATCTGTCGTATCTTTTAAGTTGATAATGTAAGCTATCTCATTATCAGACCATTTTTCAACCATTTGATAGCCTCGCTTTAAAAAACAGCCTATTGTGCAGGCTGTTGATTTTCCTCATAATTTTTTTTAGTCTTGGGGTCAGCAATTTGATAGATCTCTGTAATTTCGAATGGATCTTCTTCTTCACTATAACCTACAACTTCACCCAGTTTTTTACCAATAAGAGCTTTTTTCAGTTCTGGGTCTACAGTACCAACTGCAAACTGAACTCGTGGATTAACGACATTTCCTTGTGCGTCAACAGTTCTTCCAACCAAGAAAGATTTGTCGCTAACTTCACCTTCGTTGTCACCAACCAATGCACCCATATCTAATAGATATTTAATACGACCTGCAAGTTCTTTTTGGTTTTCATCCAAAATGATTTTATTAACAGAATCTGTGTTTAAACCACCATCTTCTGCAGCTTTAATTGAGGCGTTTAAACGCTTATTAAGCGCAACTCCAATTTGACGTGTTTTGTCGATTTCATCGGCAAGAATGTTCACCTTTTCTTCGAGAATTGCAACTAACTCATTAATTTGAGCCTGCAGGTTAATCACCTTGTTTTCAAGGGCCTCGATCTTTTGAGCTGCATTCAACTTTGCTGGTTGGGCTGCTGGCTTAGCTTCGTTACTCATTGTCATCTCCTCTATTTTTCTTGGCAGCGATAGCCTGTGCAATCGCTACATTAAATTGATCTGTTGAACTTTTTGACATCGAACCAGATTGTTGCTGGGTCGCATATTTCATTTCTAATTCAGCTGCTGATGGCATTGGCATTTTAGCAACTGGAGCCTTATTTCTAGCATTTCTTTCATTTGCTTGGCGAATTCTTTCCGCTTTCTCTTTAGGGGTCATTTCATGAAATGGTTTGTTAGAAGCTGTTTTAAGATCTTCTTGTGCAATGGCCATAATTTCATCTTGAGTTAAATCCCTGCCAAGTCCAGAAGGTCTTACCTTAACAGTTTTTTTGGGTTGTGGTTTTGGCTGAGATGGCGGTGCCGCTTGTGTTTTTTGTTGTGGTTGAACTACAACTTTCTTTTGAACTGGCTTAGTTGGTGGTTGTTCAACTGTTTGTTTCACCTCAGTAGGGGGTTCTGTTTTTTTAATTTTAGCCAATGGCTTTAAACCAGAGCTAGGAGTACTTGTTAATGGCTTAACGACCTGTTGTGGATTTGCAACAATCGGTTGCCCAATTGACTTACCTAAAGTGCCTTTATAAGCTAGTTGTTTTAAAAACTCTACTTCAACATCATTAAACTGTGATTCTGCAGGTGCTGTATTAACTTTAGCAGCTGTAGGTTCACGCAAACCAAGTAAAATCTCAAGTCTTTTAACAATGTAAAATTTAAGTTCGTTTTGAACATTTTTAATTGCCTGTGGACTTGCATCCACTCCTTCAAAAAGATTGTGATTAATGAGTAATTCATAAAGTTTGGCTTGTTCTAATCGTAATCTAGCGTTATAGATTACATTAGATTCTGTATTGGTTAATTCAAAAGCAGCCTCATCGGAGATTTCTTCCAAAACCTCTTCGTTTGCCTCTACCAACCCTGGGCTAGAAGCGTATTGCTCCGCAAGCTCTTCTGCTTGCTGCGCATCTTCGGCCATCAGTTGGTATTCTGACACCGATTCTTCTTTATCCCACATATTTGCCATAATTACCTCTCAAGTGTTATTATACCACAAAAATATCAACCTTCGCAGGCCGCACACTCTTCTTTGCTACGAGATGCAAGATCTCCACGAATAACACCCTCACTTCTGCAATAATACAATGATTTAATGCCAGTCTTCCAAGCTTCCATATGCACTTCATGGATATACTTGGGGTCTGAATTGGCACCAAAGAATACATTGATAGATTGACCTTGATCAATCCATTTTTGTCTTTGTGCAGCTTGTTTAATGATAGCAAATTGATTGATTTCCATTGCACTCATAAACACTTGTTTTTCTAAATCTGTTAAGAATTTTAAATGGTTAACAGAGTTATTGTTTTCAATAATAGACTTCCAGATTTCCGGCGTATCCTTGCCTTTTGACTTTAACAGATCTTCAAACACAGGATTTCTGCGAATAAAAGTTCCTTTTGCTGACTTTTGTGAATAAATAGCTGCAGGAATGGGTTCAATACCAGCAGAATGTCCGCCGCTAATTAAACTGTTGCTTACTGTTGGTGCAATAGCGATTAAATGGGTGTTTCTTCTATTATAACCTCTACACCATTCTGGCTCGCCTTTTTCAATAGCCAATGCTGCAGTTTCTTTTTCGGCATTTGTCCTAATGGTTCTAAAGACTTGTGCATTAAGCATCATAGCTTCAAAACTATCGAACGGAAACATATTCTTTTGTAATAGCGTATGCCATCCAAGAACACCAATTCCAATGGCTCGACCTTTAATGGCAGCTCTTCTAGAGGCTTCTAGACCAGGCACCATCTTTGACTTAACAATGTATTCTTCCAACACTGCATCAAGAAAACGAACTGAGGTTTGAACAACATCAGTATCTTTCCATTCTTCCCATTTCACCAAATTAAGTGAAGACAAACAACATACAAAGCTATGATCTGGGTCAGTATAAAGAAAAATCTCAGTACAAATATTAGATGTTTTTACATCTAGTTTGTTTCCTTTGTAGCACTCAGGGTTTTGTTCATTTACATTATCTGTGAAGAAAAGGTATGGCTCACCAGTTTCCACACGTGCCTTAAGGATTTCTTGCCATAACTCGCGCTTCTTTTTATCACCAGCAAGTAAAGCATTCATCCAGTCATTGGTAACACAAACACCATGGTTCAGGTTCATACAGCGACGATTAACATCACCAGTGGGACGACGCATATTAATAAACTCTTCAATGTCTGAGTGATCTGCAGGTAGATAAACAGCTGAGGCACCTCGACGAGTAGAGCCTTGCGAAACACTTACCGTGGTGGTGTCGTAGACTTTTGCCCACGGAATAATGCCTTCTGAACGACCATTGCCACGAATGGCAGTGCCACGACCACGTATATCACCGAGATAGATACCAACACCTGCACCATTTTTTGAAAGCATTGCAAGCTCATGAGATTTGCCGAATATAGAATCGACAGAATCACCCACGTGAATTGAATTGCAAGAGATGGGTAAACCGCGACTTGTTCCCATATTTGACAATACCGGCGAAGCAGGACAGAGCCAGTTTTTCCACATCGCGTTAAAAAACTTCTTAGACCATTTTGAACTTTCTTCATAATAACTCCCAGCAGCATTGGCTACCCTAGTGTACATTTCCAATGGGGTTTCGTTTGGAAGAAGATATCCACCGCTAAGTGTTTTGTAACCTTCTTCTGTCATCCATTCTGGAGCTGCCTTAATATCTTTAAGTTCTTGTAGTGTCATTTTCTTCATCCCAAATTTTAGAAAAATCAATTGTACCTTTAGAGTAATCAGAAACCCTAGAAGCAAAGAAGTCTGAATGGTTTACACCGGCACTCATTACATCAAACCATTCCATGCGTGTAAGTGAGTCTTTGTCGATATTTTTCCAATTAATCTTTAAATCCAAGTCTGTTAGCTTGGTATTAGCTCTATGTCTAATAAAAGCTTTAAGATCAACAGGGTCTAATCCTTCGATAGGGCCGAGTTCAAACGCTTTGTCGATAAATTCGTCTTCTAATTGCACAGTTAAACGAGCTGCGTCATAAATGTCTTTTTTAAGCTCATCCGTCCAAATAGCTGGAAATTCCTTAATAAGAGTCCTAAAAAGCCAACATCCAGCTTCTGAGTGTAAGGATTCATCCTTAATACTAAAGGCAATGATTTGACCTAAGCCCTTCATTTTGTTGAAGCGACTGAAGTTCAATAAAACCGCAAAGGAGCTGAATAGGTTTACACCCTCGTTGAATCCAGAGAAGATAGCAATAGATCTGGCAATTTCTTCCTTTGTTTTACCTTTAGTTTCGATTAAACGATCAATTTTGGCTTTGGCTGTAGGTTCATGCAAGAATGCAGAGAAATCCTCTAGGCCCAGGGATTGATTCAAATATGCATAGGATACGGCGTGTACAGACTCCATACTCGCAAAAGCCGCTGACATCATTTGAATTTCGGGCTTTTTAAACCATTTGGCGATCATTTGTGACCAATATTCTTGAATAAACACTTCTGATTGGGTAAAACCCTTGAGGATGTGACCAATAACATTGCGCTCGGCATCTGTTAAAACCATCTTCCAGTCATTGATGTCTGACGCCATGGCTATTTCTGTATGTAGCCAGTGGCTTTGTTGTTGAAGCTCCCAAAATTTGTATGCTTGTTCATACTCAAAGGGAGCGTAAGTGGCACGAGGTACCAGTAAACTCATTGAAACTCCTCTAGAAAATGAAAATACGGCGCGTAATTAACACTGAAATAAACAATAGGATAATTCGAAAGAATGCCTGGCCATAGCTACGATACATAACCTGGTTAGACACAGCTTCGTTGGAGCCCTGAGCTTGTTGTTCTTTAAGTTCCAAAAGTTTTTCGACAAGTTTGTTTTTTTCTTCGGTTTGCTTACGCACACTGTTTCCCCATCCTTTATCAAGATAAAATTGGATGGTTTTTTGTTTTTCTGCAATTTGCTCTTCCAGGAACTTAACCTGTTCAGTAACTGCAGTTGTGTTACCTTGAAACTTAGTTCCAGATAACAATGTTTGTGAAGAAATTACAAATAGCATTAATGAAAACACACCAGCTCTAAGGGTATTGACCCAGACTTTATTTTTCCAGCCTTCGGTTTTATAGCCACTTAAAAAAATAAAAGCTACTTCTGTAAGAATAGCTTTAATATATGTTTTTGTATCAGGTGTTTGTCCATCAGCATAGAACGTAACAGCTTCACTCACTAGAAATGCTGTAATAGACACCAAGAAAGCAAAATAGAATGTATTTTTATAATTAGAAGTGATGGTCTTTTTAAGCCATCGTTTAAATCTTCCTTTTTTCCATTCTTTTAGGGAATCTTGGTTTAGAGCAGGATAGATGCTTGCAGAATCATCATCCAAAATCAATTGAACAAGTCTATTCAACCTGTCCAAAAAAGACATTTCTTCGTTAACCACATCCTCAGAGCGAAGCTCATATTCAGCTCGCATCGCATTGATTTGGTTGGCGATTTCCTGTCCGTTAGAGATTTTGGAGTCGTTTTTTTCTCGCAAGCTTAGCTTTCCTTTTTTCTTCTTTTTCAGCAAAATACACATCATATTTAGCTGAAGCATTTTTGATCAACTCGTCAATCTCTTCACCAGTATGATCAAGAATATTCATAACTTTTTTCAATTCATCACGGATGAAATTCTCTCTATCCGTTTTTATTTTGTGACAGCTCGGTTCACCATTATTTTTCTTCATGGGGGTTGAGCAAATCACTTGGAGATTGCTGATGTGACAAAATACACGTCTAACAATCTCATCATATGTCATAGTAGACTCGGCTTTCCACAATGGAACTACGGGGTCAATATGATCAACCTGTACATTTGCCTGCTGGTATAGCTTTTGACAAATAGCACAAGTGTAACGAACCTGATTTTTTTTGCCAGGTTCGCCGTCTTTTTTTGTTTTAGGTGGAAGTTCAACCCTAGCAGCTTTAAGGACTTCTTGCATTTGAGGGGACAACCTAAAGACACGACGAATCGCACCTTTAATTTGTCCACGCTCCTCTACCCAACGTCCATTGGCATCGTAGGCTGACTTATTCGGCTTTAGCCTTCTCATCACTGCCGCCTTTTTTCTCAACAATTAAAAGGTGCAGGTAAGCCATTTTAAGCTTAAGGGCCTTTAGTGTTTCATTATAAGGAGCTTGATATTCTTTAACATCGTTTTTGGCTTTAATTAAACCCTTGTCGGTTGATTTAGCCATCTCTGTTTCTTCGCGATAAACAGCATATCGTAGTAAATTTTCATTCAATTTTTCTACAGGTAAATTGTCTACGCTTTCAATAAATTCAGGAAATTCATTGCGTACTTTTGTTTTTAGTACTTCTTCTTTATCCACTTCGCTCATTGTTCTCTCCCTCCGTTTTGGAAAGTTGTATTAATTCTACATTTTGTAATCTACCAGCAAAGGGAAAATATTCAGGTGCTAACTGAAGACGTTCCTTCAAAGGCAGTGTTTTTTCAATATTAGCAAGCATTAAATTGTGTAATTGGCCAATAAACAACTCGGCTTGGTGGGAGTATTTAAACTCTTTATAACCAAGATACTCATCGTTCTCACCTAGTAATAATACCACAACCATACTAATCTCTGTAATCAAATTTAGGAAGTTTTTTAAAACAATCCTTACTATTTAAAACTGTAATTGTACCTTCAATAATAGAAAGTACATTTGCTTCGTATGAATCAACCATACGCTTCTTTTCACCCAAATACTTAGGAAAGGCAGAATTCACGAAGAATCTTTGTGCTGAATCCCTAATTAGCTCGTAATCATGCTTATCAAGCATAACTGGTGTTGACAGTAAATGAGCATATTTATCAATCAACAATTTCAGTGTTTTCTTTCGTGCTTCAGGTAGTTGTTTTTCGATATTTTCAAAAAACTCAATCATATCTGCTTCAAGTCTATCGTTAATGCTCATTTGTCTCTCCTTAGTAATAATACCACAAATCTAGCTCGCAATTGAGCTTGATTCACCATTTTTTACAACCAGAATAACATCCGAGACCATTTCTTTCAACTCAGAACTATGATCTACCATAATAATTTTTTTGTTAGTATCCACTTGTTTTAAGATTTCTAAGCAATTTTCCTTACATACAGAGTCCAAACCATCAAAAGGTTCGTCCATAAAAAAGAAATTGGCACCCTTCGCTACTTTTTGTTCAATGACATCGATAACTGCTAAATCGACTGCTAAATCGACAGCTGTCTTCTCACCACCCGATAGGGAATTGATGGGAATGTCATTATTACCGTCTATATTGATAATGGCGGTAATTTCGTCTTTAATTGAGCCAGTTTTGGTTTCCTTGCAATTCTCAAAATAGATCGTTGAGGTGTTCATATTTGGAATGGCTGACAAAATATTAGTCGCTGTTTCTCCGATAGCATCTAATGTATCTTGGAAGGTCTGTAAAACATAAGCCTTGATTAATCTTTGAGATTCTTTGGCCACTACCAGCTTTTTACCCAAATCGTTTAATTTGGTGGTTGAGTTTTGAATCTCGTTTTGTTTTCTGGTAATTGAGCCTTGTAAAGCCTCTACATCCTTCTCATAAGACCTCATGGCGATCAAATAGCTGTTACGCTTGATTTCTTCACCATTTAAGGCAATTTCAGCATCCTTGAGCTTCTGGTTGATTGCATCGATGTTTTTTTGAGAATTCACTTCAATAGTTTTGATTTTTTCGTTATATTTCTGTCTAGCAATCGCATTTTCACTACCAACAGCTTCCATCATGGCATATTTAGTTGCATCATAACCGGCACGTTGTTCCTGTAATTGGATAAGTTCTTGATTATGCGTAGCAATTTCATTAATGACAGTCAAAAGTTTACTTTCTAGATCAGGCTTTGTGTCAATCTTACTTTTTAAGGCAAGAGCTTCGCTAATTTTTTGATCAATTTCACCCTTAATAGATTCAATAGAAGCTTTTGCGGAGTCACCGACCCAGTTTTGCATACATTTAGGACATTGTGATTGTTCTATATGGGCCATTTCAGCCCTAAGATCAGAAATTCTTTTTCCAGCCTTTTGAGCATCAGCAAGATAAAAAGGAATTTTATTGATTTCAGCTTGCAGGTTAACCTTAACATTCTCTAAATCTTTAATAAACCCATTCAATTCATTTCGTCGTGGTACCAAAGCTGAAATTTTTTGATTCAATTCTGTAGCGTCGATAGTTTTGTCCACAACAACTGGCACCTCAGCCACATCCTCTTTTACTTGCATTTTTAGAGCACGAAGGGTAATCTGAAGACCCTGAACGTCCTTGTTCATTTGCTCAATTTGCTCATCGGAATAGTTTTGAACTGGTTTTTGTTTTTCTGACAAAATTCTTTCTAGATCTAATAAAGAACTGCGATCTAAATCTAAAGTCCGTTGTGCGGCTGTGGCCTCTTCGTCCCATCTTTTAATATCAGCGACAATGGCATCGATATCAGTAATATGTTTTTCCAAACCTAATACAGAAACAAGAAATTTGTAGGTTTTAGAAGCGCCCAGGCCAAGAAAAAACCCACCTTCTTTTTGACGCTTATGAATCATTTTCTTAAAAATGGGCATCGGAAGACCGATTAATTCTTGTAATTTTTCTTCAGCTTGATCTGAATTTCCAGAAACCTTATTATCACCCATAGTGATTGAAAGACCATCTTTTTTACTACGAGAGATCGTCACAGGTTGCCCATCAATAACAAAATCACCCTCAGCCCACATCCCACTTTTAGTAAGACGAGATTGCAACAATGTTGCTGGAACATCGTTTAATCCCAAAAGATAATCCAATACCATCAACACTGTACTTTTACCAGAACCAGATGACCCACCGGTATTTAGATTTTTACCATCAATCTGAATGAGCTTTTCACGATTGGCAAATACAATTTCTTGATCATCCACAAAAGATCTAATTTGTCCAAAACGAAGGGCTAATAATTGAATCATTTATTCCTCTGTTTGTAGGCGTTCACGTTCTTTTTCAACAACGTCGTTCATAATCTCTAATCTTTTTGTCTGCAAACCATCGTCCAAGATTTGGGTAGACTTAGAGCTTGGAGCACCTAATTGTCTTTCTAGTTTACCAGTACCACACTCTCCGCAATTTAGAAATGGTGGGATTGATTTAACATCAGTAAAAAGTTTAGTGATATGGTTCTCACAATCTGGATTGTTGCACTGAAATTTAATCATTGGCATAATTCACCTCTGAAGCATCATACCATAAAAAAAGGCCCCTTGCGGAGCCTTTTGAAAAATATTTTTTAAAGTATTGATTAGTAACCTTTAATTACTTGTCGATTTTGCTTATCTTCCTGTTGTTTTTTAGCTTTTTGTTGGATTTCAAACAATTGCTCTGCAGTTAAAGCTGGTTTCTTTTCTTCTGAAGATGAAGAATACGAAGATCCATATCCACCGAAATATGAAGACCACATACTAGGGCCTGAAGACCCAGCCGTTGTATCTTGTGCTTTCTTATCATCTTTTTTCGTGTTATCTTTGAATAATGGCTCACCATCAATCAAAATATGCCAAGCTAGATAGTTTGTATTTACCGGGCATAAGTCATAATCAGAAGTAAATTCAATAACATGACCCATGTAAATAAATTTAGCTTCACTAACGGTTTTAGTTCCAGATAAAGACTTATCACATTGAGCTGTTACTACTCTATCCGCAAATCCTTCTGCAACACAATCTTTACCATCGCACCAAAATTCATTTTCGATTAAATCTGCATAGCTCTTCATTGTGTGTTTACCGTTTGTACGAGCAACCGCTTGCTCATTCATTCGATTTACACGCTTTAAATAATAGCTATATCGACTATCAAGTTGCCCTGGGAATTCACCATAGAATCCGCCGCGAGCTTTATGTGACATAAGAGTACCATCTCTTACAACCAAGCGTTCTCCTAGACCTTGTACGGTTTGAAAACCCATACTAGCTGAAAAAATACTGATTGTTTTAACCGGTCGTTTAAGACTTGATAAAATTTCAATCAACTCTAAACCTGCATCAATGGAACCACCTGGACTATTTAGAACTAAATAGATTGGATCTGTTGATTCTGTTCTAGAATCTAACTCTTTAGCTTCTTTAGCTAAATTAGCCACGGTATCACCATAAAACGCATTATTAAGCGTGATGGTATTATCTTTTGTCAAGATAATGGGTTGTTCGGACGCTGGCTTCCCAGCAGCTTCTTTTTTCTTGTCGGCCTCATTTTGGGCTGACGCCAATGCCAGGGTACTCACCATGAGTAAACTCAGCATAATTGCGATAACGTTTTTCATTTTCACCTCTGCCTCAATGGGCTTATATGTATAATACCACAAAATTAGCGACGCTCTGCTTGTTTTTTCATACTAGCAAGGGCTTTTACCAGATCACCGGCTGTTTCATCGGTAATTTCTAGAGTTTTGGCGTCTGTTTGTTTAATAGTTGCCGAAGCACCTAAACCAACATTGACATTCACCAGCGGTCCTTTTGGCTTGGTTTCTTCATCACCAGGCTCTTCACTTAATACCTTATCCAACAATTCAATTGCTTTGAAGTATTGGGTTACAATCTTACTGTCAATTTTTTCGATTACTTCTTGGTTTTTAGTAGATAGAAAGCTATTGTATTTCATCTCACAATATTGACCAAGAGCTTTTACAATTGTCACCAGGTTATTGGCACTATCAAGCTTTACCTGCTTAATCTTATCTAGAATGTTTAAGGAGATGTTTTCATAGTGTTTAAAACGATGCTCCATCCATCTAGAGCGATAGGCTAGATACATGATCAAATCCTTAGGAGCTTTTGTGATAGTTGCAATTTCAGCGTATGTTTTTCCAGACATGTAGAGTTGAAAAAACTTAAAAATATCGCCATCTTGCACACGAACAATACCAGGACAACCGTTGTTGATAAATTCCTGAACGGCTTCTTTTTCTTCCTTGGTCATGTCTTGAGGTAAATCAGGTAGAATTAAATCTGCCACTTTTTACCTTCTTTGAGAATTCTAACTTCAGTTTCTTTCCAAAACATAAATTTTACCCACATTCTCAGGTGTTCTATTCTTTTTTTAACGTCAGCTCGATTTAACTTGGTTCCTGGTTTAAAATAAAAATCATACTGAACTGCACCGGGCGATAAAGATTCTTCTTCTGCAACAAGCTTGGTAAAATCATAAGTAATTTTGGCGTTTACCAGCACTTCTTTGTCAAAGATCAAAAAAGCCCAATTTTTAAGGTTTTCAAGTTGAAAATCAGAAAGATTGCCAGTCATAATTACCATTTTTCTATGTTCATCTACAATAGACTGCTCTTCTTTTTTTACTTCTTCAGACACGAATCACCTCTTTTAAATATTGTTCAATATCTTGCTTTTTTACACCATCAATCGGCTGAAAAGCAGAATTAAGAAATTCATAAACAGACTGTGCTTTTTCTTTATTCGCACTGGATGTCTTACGATCAGAAGGTCTGGCTTTAATAGAAGCCAAACCCTTATATTTCTTTTTCATTTCATTAATCCAAGCGGTGGAACCAACCAGCTCTACATAATTCTTGGCACCTGGGATTAATTCTGGTTCTGGGTCGCCTTCTTTAATGGTATGTTTTTCAATTACAGTAACCACTTCTTTGGTAGAAATAAATTGCTTGGCTTTTACAGAACCGTCTTCATTATGGTCATAAATCCAAACTCCTTTAGATTCATTTGCATCTGTTAGGGTATCCCACTTAGGAGTTCCAACCTGAAAAACCTTTCCCATTTGCTTTTGTTCGTGAATGTGGCCAGTAATGATGTGTTCTTGAGGCACCAGTTCTGGGTTGAACATATCTGAGTACAAAGGTACGGTAAAATTTTGATGAGCAACCAATGTTTTTACAGCGCCATTGTAGTGTAGATCAGAAGCAGCTTTAAGAAATTCACCCTCATCGCTGTGGTATGGAATATAACCAATATTATCAATTACCACTGGTTTGCTGACAATTGTAACGTCTTCAATACCCTTAAATGCATTTAAAGCATTCATCAACTGTTCTTTTTCTTTACTACCAGGTTGGTCGTGATTTCCCACCAGAGCAATAACAAAGTATCCCTGAGAAAGTTTTTTGAAGTGTCTTTGCCAAAAATCAAGGACTTCAACACGAATAACAGCGTGAGTGTGCATTAGATCGCCAAGAAATTCGATCTTGTGTACATTAAATTCTTCAGCTTTTTTCAAAATAAAAGCCATTAGTTTTTCAGAGTCTTCTAAATTTCTTACAGTGACGTGGGGGTCTCCCACCCTTAAAATTCGCATATTATTCCTTTGGCGAAATAGTCAGCTTATAATACTCACAATTATAAACAGATTCAAGTGTCAAATTCAAATCTAACATTTCAGTTTGTTTATCAAAATCTCTGTATTTTTCTTTAAAATAAACCACCTTAATACCAGCCTGGTACATCGCACGACAACAATTAACACAAGGGGAAAGGGTACAAAATACAAAGCATTTGTCTGTGCTTACCCCATGTCTAGCTGAATTGTAAATCATGTTGGTTTCAGCATGAACAATGTAGTCGTACTTTTCAGGGCGAGTCTTGGGCAGTTTAGCATCTGGAGCACCACGAACAAAACCATTAAATCCATTTCCAAGAACCGCTCTGGTTTCGGAATGGATAAGTAACGAAGCGACTTTCGTCTGTTCGTCTGGAGATTGTTCTGCAATCGCCAAGGCTTGTTTATAATAACTATCCAAATGCTTTTGTTTAATCATACTACCGCTACAGCATGAACAGCATCTGCAAGAATAAAACGTTGCTCATTGCCTTCTAAATGAAGTGTTTTTTTAGACCATTCGAAAGTTGCAAGAACATCTTCTGGAAAATACACAGTTTGTCCCTTCTTCACGTCGATAGTATCCTTACCAATATTTACACGACCATCAGCTAAAGCTTTTAATCCAACTAACGTGTCTTTTTGCTTAATGGTAGCGTAGCCAGCATTTTTATTACTTGCCTCAATTTTCCCACTCCCTTTATAAGGCTCTAACATTAGCTTTCCGTTTACAGTGATCATAGATTAACTCCTTTTAGTCTAATAATTTTTCTTTCAATGTTTGTCAAAATTTTAGAACCTTCTTTGATTCTATCCATTAAATCGTCATGAATCAAGCGGTCTTCCGCACTTTCTGTATTGTCGTGCGCTAAATCATAAACACTCAACGCACTTTCTTCCTCTTCTTCATTTGCACTAGGATCTGCAGATACATAACTAGAACTATTCATTAATGTTCTAATGTGTAATTCAGAAATGGGTAATTTAGGTGCGCTTTTGCCTTCTTCTTTGTCTTGTTTAAAAGATTCATTAACGGCCTTTGTAAGCTCACCAATATCTTCTAATTTTAATCTATATTTCAATGCGTTAGCTCTATAGAGAATTTTCTTATCACTAGGGTACATTCTCAAGAATGTCTTGGAATACTCCTCAATCATAAAACCAACCATACGACCAATACATACGGAACGCCAAACCTTAGTATATTCGCCTTCATATTTATCAATACCGGCAATCAGTCCGTAAGTACAAATATCAATCAAATCCAATAGAGTTAGGTGTGACTTGGGGGTTTTGCGATAAAATAATTTTGCTCGATTGATCGCTAGTGGTAGATTGTTTTCAATCAATACGCGTCTAGCATCCAAAAAATCTTCATAATATCTTCGGGCTCTCTCAGGTACATTTCCACGCCAATTTTTAACAATAAAATCAATCATTTGAAAGTTAATGTTATATTGCATTAAAGCAACTGGGTCGTTTTCTTTAATAGCCTTAGAGATCTTACTAAAAACCTCATTCTTCTCACGAAAATACGGCTGGGCACTTAAAATGTTTTCTAGCTCCGAATTTTCTTGCTGCTGTTCTTCATCGTCATCATTATTAAATTTTTTGATAAATTTTCTATAGATTTCAACAGTTTGCTGATATTTTGAGATATGATATTTGAACTTCTTTTCCAATTCGACCACAAGCTCTACCTGGTCTTCTTGATTGCCAACCAATCCATCATTTTTAACAATAGTAGAATTGACAAGTGCTGCCAACTCTTGGAACTCTCTATCTGTAAAATTGTTAGGATTTTTTTTCATGTATATATATTACCACACTTTAAACATAATGAAGCTTACCACCAGCTTCTTTGTAGTAACCACATCGTTTAGCCAATGACTTGTCAAGGTCTGGTACATTCTTAACTCTAAAATCGTACACCATTGTATATGGTTTAGGTTGGTGTAAGTGTTTAAATTTTGAAATCTCTAGTTTTCTCGTAGATCTACCCATTGCACCTTGCTTTGTAGTAATCTCCGAAGCTCCACCCATCCAATTGATTGTGGCATGTGTAGGGTAGATATTGGTTCCAGTGGCAATAGCTTTAGTTCCAATAAGAATTTTAACCTCACCCTTATTAAACCTAGCAACTTCTTCCTTTGAAGACACTTTATTAAGTTTAAACTCTTGAGCTTTCTTTTTATCAGCAGAATGAACATAAGTAAAGGGAACGGTTAGGAGGGAAGCTAACATTTCGATTTGTTCAAGTTCCTCCACCAAGATAAGGGTGGAGTGTTGCTTCATTGTCCAATTCGCATTGGCAATTTTAGAAACGATCGAAGCAATGTTTCTATTGTATAAGAAATGAACTCGTTTACATTTAGTGGGATCTGCAATTTTTCTGGTATCTGGGGAAAATGTTTCGATGACTGTAAAATTTAATGGACACAAATATCCATCAGAAATTGCCTCTTCTAAACTCATATCCAACACATTCTTACCAATAATGGCATTTAAAAGTTTCTCAGTCCCATCATTACGAGTTTGGGTAGCAGAAACAAACATTCGATAAGGAGTGTCTTTTAAAACACCATGACATACATCATTAAGCTGCTCGGCTGCAAAAGTGTGAGATTCGTCCACCAGCATTACTTTTTTGTTTTTAAAGAAATTGTAGGCTGGTGTATCAGGCTCTAACATAGTCAATGACTTACCAATAGCAATTGTAATTTTTTTCTTAATATCCTTATAACCATCACCATAACCACCCACCATATTTTCACCCAGACGTAATTGAAACTCTTCCAAAAGCTCCGTAAAGATAGATTGACTTGGGGTTACAACAACCACATCTAATCCCATTTGCTGTGCCAATAAAAGCAGAATGTAGCTTTTACCACATCCTGTGGGTAAGCTGATATTTCCATGCTTAATATTGATTAAACGCTCAACCGCAGTGGTTTGATAAGAGTATGGTTCAAAGTCAGGCTTAACAGCCCATTTTAAGGGTTTAAGTGCTGGATATTCGATTTGATTTTCATATTTGTCAACATACTCCCCAACCGAAGGAATGGAGCCGGGTCTAAGCCAATATTCGCCATTTTCGTACTCAAGTAGGCAATTTTTCACTTTTGGTTGTAAAGCATCATGTAGTTCTTGCCATCCAATGGGATCTTTTTGCTTAAACCATCGATTTTTATAGTGTTTATTCAATTGAAAAGCCACACTAGTGTTGGTATAAGTTAATTTTTTTGTTAAGGCTACAACCTCACCCTCGTCAATTCTAGTAACAATGGCTTTGGTTGGACTGATTACTTTTACATCCATACCCTATATTACCACAAAAAATACAATCTTTAGTGTATAGGAGAGGCCATGGACGAAAAAAAACCGTACCTAATCACCGAAAAAGAATTGCTTAAAAATTACAAGCGTGAAAATATGCCAGAAGATCATCAAAAGAATCTGGATGAGCTTTTGGAAAAGATTAATAAAGTTCGATATGCATACAACAAGCCTATGTCTCCAACCTCAGGCTATCGTTCTAAAGAAGATCAAATTAGAATCTACAAAGAATTAGCGGTTAAGAGAAAAAAAGAATTTAAGGAATCAGACATTCCTTGGGGTTCAGCCCATTTAAAGGGAGCTGCTGTTGATATTTCAGACCCTAAAGGTGAATTAGATCAGTGGTGTCACGACAACGAAGATAAGCTAGAAGAAATTGGCTTATGGATGGAAGAAAAAGACGACCAAGCTCGCGTTCATTTTCAAATCTATCCACCTGCATCAGGAAAACGTTGGTTTAAGCCCTAGTTTATTCACCTAGGGCAACATCGTTAATGACCACTGGAGCATTTCCAAGATCGCCCACTGCGATATTTTCATATCGCATAGCATCAAAAGCATCGTTCTCTTGGTTGCCAGCTACAAATTCCATTCGATAAGAGTAAGTACCATCTTCCTCAAAAGCTGCATTACCATCGATCTGTAATGCCTCTCTCAGCAATTCTCTTACAATACCTCGTGTTTTGGTATCGCCTAAATCTTCAGGGCGTCTATTGTTTTTGGCATAAAACTGCACAATATTAAATGAATAGTGTTTTTTTCTTTCAGGCGGTTGCAAACCAGGTAGTTCTTCAAGCTTATCAACTACCATTTGTTTAGATGCTACCAAAACCTCTTTATAGGTTAATCGAAGTTCAACTGTATAAGTGTGAATTCCATTTACCTTCACGCCCATAATAATACATTCTTTATTGGCTGCCTTGTCTGCATAAGAAGCAACACAATGCTGTTGATCTGCACCCCAAGCCACAAGGGTTTTTCCTTCACTTGGTAAAACAAGTTCTACGTTATCCTTGGTCATGCCATGGATGGCCCATTCATCGGCTGTATAAGGAATTGTTTTGTTGTTGTCTTCAGCCTTGATGATATTAAAATCAGCAGAAACCTTGTCGTGTAGTTCTTTCAGAGTTTTCCAGTTTTTAGGAACACGAAGTCCTTCTGGATATTCAAATCTTAACTTATAAGGAATTTTATCAACCGTATCATACTTGCTAATTTGATCAGCAACGTCCCGTAATTGATAATCAAGCACTTCGGAATCAGTCATTAGTTTCATGCGCTTTTGGGGTGAAAATTGACTGTTTAAAAAACGCATAATTTTTAAGGTAGGTTCCGTAAATACATGTTTTTCTTTTGAATTTAGGTATTTTTGTGTGTAATCCACATTATTATCAAAAACATCCATGACATATTTAACATAGGTAATGACTTCAAAAAAGATATCTTCATAAGAAGTTAAAATTTTTGTCTCTGTGCTGATACCAAAGATTTTACTGCTATTACCAATGAGTAGTTTAAGAAGCTCTGGACTTAAACTTTTAACCAAGTCTGTTTTTACAACTAATCTATTTGCAATAAACTTAGTGATTTCCTTAGAACCAGTTCCTAAATAGCCCTTAAGAACATCATTGAGATTGTCATGGTCTAACAGTTCCATCGGAAATTTATATTTACCTTCGTTAACATCTGTAAAATGTTTTAAATCTTCCAACACTTTATGGAAATTTGTTTCACTGTTGGCCATTGAGCGAATAAAAGGATACATGTACAAAATCAAACGATCGTTGAAATACCCCATATTTTCAGGGAGTTTAATTCCATTTGCTAATGCAAGATCGTCGATTGCTTTTTGAAGTGTCTTTTTTTCAACATCTGTTAAAACAACTTTTTTGGAAATTGCCTCTCCAGCACTTTCATAACCGCGCTGATAAAGGTTGCGCTGTGCAGCTGCAACCTCAGATTCATTCATTAAGAAAAATAAGCTGCTAATAGATCTAATTCTTTCACCACCCGAAAAAAACTTTAAAATTCCATTTTCAAAAAGAAGGATAGGATTTTCAATTTTCGTAATTGAAGCTTCTTCTGGAGAGGTATCTTCTCTCATTGCAAAAGAAACCGGCTCGCTTGACATTTCTAACATAGCAATACCTTCGATTGTTAAGCGATCATTTCGAAAATCGTCTTTAAATGTTTTTGTTAGGTAGTTAAAAATCATGATGAAAACACTTCCAATTCACCTTTTTCTGCACGTGATACAACTTCAAGAAGGTCAGCTTTAGATTTTAAAGTAATATTCTTAATAGTTCCATCTTCGATAACTGCAATCATGCCCATTCCTTGAGCGCCATCTGGAATTTGAGCTGCAAGCTCTTTCAATCTAGTCAAACGCTTAGTAGCTCCAGAATTAGCCAATTGTTCCTTTAATTTTGCATTTTCTGACTCAAGTTCAACCAAACGAGCTGAATCGTCTGCCTTTCCTGATTGTTTGGTCAGTTCTTCACCAACAATCTTTTTAATTAAACCTCGTAACATCCTTATCCTCCTCTGGAAATTTCCAGTTTTAAATTTTTACCCGTATATTGGGTAAATATGTTTTTCTTCATTAGAGCAAGCATTTTGTGTAAAGTCAATACCTGTTTATTAAAATCTTTATCTGCAATTCTATAGTACGTTTTTACCACACCTTTTGGGTGTTTGCGCAAGACCCGTGCAAACAATTGATATGAGTTGTCAAGATTTTCTGATGATTTAAAGTCAAACAAAGCTGTGATATTTGGGTCATTAAAGCCCAAGATGCCCTTACCAACAACGATTAAAGCATTTGCTTTACCTGAAGTGAAACGAGCAATTTCAGAATCGTCTTGATCGTTCTTAGAAGTTGAAAGTGCCGTATCATAACCAAAGATTTTTAAAACAGCGTTTACCTCTAAAGCATACTCAATATTAGGGCAGGCAATCATGATTTTGCTTAAATCGTCACCTTTCCATTTGGCCATGGTCAAGGCTTGAGATGTAGTTGTGCGTGGAGATTTTTTATCACCAACTTTAACCACATCCATATTCACAGCACTGAAAACACCCATTTCTTGTAATTCTTCCGCTGAGATATAATAAATACCATATTCATCTTTACCATTAAAATCAGTGGGAGAGCCAGTCATCAGAAAGATATGTTTTGGGTTATATTTTTTAATGATATCTTGAACCATTTCAGCTTTATAGAAACGGTGCGCTTCGTCAACGATTAAAAGGTCAAATCCACCTTTTAATTGACTGATTGATTGGGGAAGACCAACACGCACTTGAGCTTCGGTTGTAAAGTCACCGAAAGTGAAGTTTAATTTGATGTGGGATTTTTCTAATTCTTGAAGATACTGAGTTTTAAGAGTGTTTTGACCTTCAGTCAGAACAACTACCTTAGCATTTGATGACATGGTGGTATAACTATTGATAACCATTTGTGAAATGGTAGTTTTGCCAGCACCAGGACAGGCAGCAAGAACTGTTGCAACATGCTTGTGACTAAACATCATTTCTATTATCTTTGTAGCGGCTTTTTGTTGATATGAATAATTTGTTTTCATGCTCTTAGTATAAACAACAATACAAGTTATAGCAACATAATTCTATAAAATGCATCATTAAAATACAATAAACGCATAAAATGAATATTCATAGACGCTTTTGCGCATAAATACGTATAAGACTGTAAATAGTTGATTTTATTAAGAATGCATATGCGTTTTATACGCATTATGTTTAAACATACGTATAATTAACGCGGTTTGCCGTACTTTTCTCGTTGATTTTCAAATTCATCATGTTCCAAACTGATAAATTTTACCTTACCCTCAGAACTAAAACCCCATCCTTTTGCAAGGTAGGTCAATTTGCAACGACAATTTGGATGTAAGCCAGGTAGTTTTGGATTTGGGTCGCCTACCTTATGGTATTCAGCACCCAGTTCCGATAGCTTCCAAACACGTGGTGTTTTTCGATCTGGCAGTAAGTGAAGAACGAACTCTTCAGGTCCTGTCACATCGTCCACGGTCACAACAAAGAAAACTGTAGGGTCGTCAATACCCTTTTGCTCAGCGAGTTTAGAGATCTGTAAAGCTGTGCCTGTGTTGGCAGCTTTGTTTGATTCACTATTCACGATAAGTTTTAAATTGTTTCCAGCTTTTGACATTTCTTTATTAATGATTTTTTCAATCTGTTTGGAAGATGGCACTTCTTTTTTAAGACTTTGAGTTTGTACATAACTATCGATATCATGCATGATTCGAGCGGCTGTACGATCACGCAAGCCATCCATATAACCACCGGTTACACGTAGCATAGTCTTTAGGGTTTGTTCCTCTAGCTCATTAGGGTTTTGACTACCCAATGCCTTTAAGAACAAACCAATCATATTGTCTTCGTTTGAAGTGCTGAAGGTGATTTGCTTACTTCTAGAGGGTTTTGGAACCATACCTAGAAATTTCATAGAAATAGAATCAAAGCGATTCTTAATCATCCTCTCAATAGCCTCAAAAGCTTTTAACGACAATCCCCTCATAAAATTTTATTTCCCTTTTTCAAATTCTCTGAAGCTGGTAAGTATTGCAAATTATCAGGAACATGTAAGCCACACACTAGATCGTTAGTTAATGGAATGATGTGATCAACATGATATCCAACAGGGCAATTTTTATAAATCTCTTTGATCTTTTCCAAATCTGCCCATTTTGGAGTTGCGTTTGCAATCTGTGCTCTTCTAGCAGCTCTTTTAAAACGATAATAAGGCAAATTGTTAATTCTGTGATTGCGAACACTTTGCTGGGCTTTTTCTTTGTTTTTTAAAAACCAATTGTAATTACTATCTCTTTTTTGATCTAAATGATTTAAAGTCCATTCTTTTTTTTGAGCAGCAATTCGTGTTTTATTTTTTGAACGATATTGTTTTTGAAAAACAGATACACAAGCCTTGCATTCATTTCTAAAACCAACACATTTTTTATATTTTCTTTTTGGAAAACAATCTGTTGATTTATCTAAATGACATACAATGCAGGTCTTATTCTGTGTCAATCTTCAATCCATGTTCTTTAATAATAGCTTCAATTTCAGACGATGGTCGTTTACTTTCTGTTTCCCATTTCTTTAAAATCGAATCAACCACTTTCTTTTGTGCAGGTACAATTTTATTGACTTTTTTAGCCCAAGAATCTTTTTGATGTTTTCTAATTCCAGCCAAATTATCCACTACCTTACGAATATCAACAACTGATGGTTTTTGTCCTTTAGAAACCAACGATTGAAGTTCGTTGATATGGTTGTCTAGTTCAGAACCACCACCAGCTTCTTCCCCACCAGCTTCATCGGGAGCACCCATGCCCATTTGTGCATCGTCACCACCCTCTTCTGCACCTGGAGGCATACCACCAGCTGCACCTTGTGCCATTGGGTCACCACCAGCCATTGGGTCTTGTCCAGGAGCACCGGGTTGTCCAGGTTGCCCACCACCCATCATTGCAGCTTGTTGTTGCTGCATCTGAGCCATTTGTTGCATTTGCGCTTGTTGAGTTCCATCTTTCATGCCACGTTCATAGCCTAAACGCCATGCGACGTCGGTAGCTTCTTTAAGCTTTCCACGAATTTCTTGGTACTTCATTTTCCAGTCTGCAGCCATTTTAAACTCCTATTATCCTAATTCTTCTTCAGTTAAATAATCATCCAAGTACATTTTTAAAATGTCTAAAGAATCGTCTCTAGACGCAAAGAAAGCTGCAGCAGCCTCTGGATTTGCATTAGAAAGTACTTCTAACCATTGGAAGAAAAATTGATCACGTTTATATTTTAACATTGGATCAACAATTGCAGCGGGTGAATCCGCAAAGAAACCTACGATGTCATTGACGCTTGAGTAAGCATCTAAAGCTTGTCGATAGTGCTCATTGAATGGGATATTTCCCATCATGTGCTGTCCAACTTGTTCTTTATCTACCTCTTCCATTACCTCATCATAAGCGTAATGAATAGGCATATCTCTTAATAGACGATTTGACTCTTGTTCTTTTGTTTCTGCGTCAAAACCAGCCAATACGATATTGCAAAGTTGTGAAAGCTCAGAATCAATAAGAGGGAATAATTTCTCATTCAAGAAATCTTGAATTTTAAGTAACAATGGACGGATACCAGTATCGCGAGCAGCGATTAACTTAAATTCGTTATTAGCTTCTGATAAACCTTGTTGGTTTGTACCTTTTGACAAGTGTGAAAAACCAGGTAATTCATCAGGAGACATGTTGAATGCTGATAAAATATTGCGAGTCGTTTGATCAAATAAGAATTCAAACTCACCATCTTTTTTATTAGGTGTTGTTTGCATCCATTCAACAGTATCACCCTTAGCAACACCAAAAATAGGGGTTCTAAAAGAATTACTTACATTGTTGATAGAAGCATTGAATTGTTGCTTAATGTCCTCAACCGCTGCTTGATCAATGTCATCAGAACTGATAACAAGCATACCCTTGGCAGCGCGACCATTTTGGAAGTATAATTTATTGTAGATCTCAATCGACATATGTGTTGTCACAGATGTCATTGCAGTATCTAGTGGAGTAACTGGATAGCCATTGTGTTCAACGTCAGATGAAGGATAAAGATTGTAAACAATCATTTCCTTAGAAGTGAACGCTTGTTTTGGCATACCATTGATAGCTTGAATCCATGCATATTCGTCTTTTTCTAACATTGACTGATCGATTTCAACACCAGTCAAATACTGCAATGCTTTTAATGAACTTCTGCGTACAGATTCTGCAGCCTCACCTTTCTTAACAGAGTGAAAAATAGTTCCAGCGTCGACTGGACGGAATCTATGGAATTCGTCGTCATTGTCACCTTTGTAGATGATTTCAGTAGCAAACCAACCAAAAGCCAAACCATTTCTAGTTTGCAAATCCAAAAATTCTGGAAGGGTCATTTTATCTTCTTCATCTAAGCCGTCTGTTCGACCGCAATTGATAAGAAGTTTAACGAAACGGTCAATTCTCTCTTGAATTTTAACCATTTGTTCTGGTTCGATATGATCTTTAAATTCTGGTTTGATATCCACTTCAATACCGACGTCAAATCGATCTTTGCGGATATGACCCATCATTGATAGTGTATTACCACGAGCGCGAAGGATACCGGCGATTAAGAAATTTTGAGTACGAATGTTTTTAATAACGTTTGGAGGTAATAAGCCTCGACGTAATTTGTACAACCCTGCATAGTTATCATGAAGTGTTGGGTCTTCAGCAAAAGCTAAACGTGGGATTTTACCTTTTTTGCCTACTGCACCAGTTGCATGGCGCAATAGGGATTTCATCATGTCAGAATTAATATCACCCCGACTTGCATTCATAACCATAGCTTGATTAAATTGATCTTGCTGTTCTTGTGCGGAGCCAGCAGCTTCCATGATAATCTTCTTTTTATCTTCACTCATAGATTATCCTATTCCGCCGTCACGTAAAAAATATTGGCAGTTTCCATTGACAAGTTTGTAATTTCCAAGCTCTTCATTGAAGAACTTGACATAAACATTCCAGGAGCATTTGAACTACCTGCTTGCATTGGTTCGATTGTATTGGGAGTTGCAGAGTTGTTAATCTTAACTTCTAATTTTTTATTCGATTCGATATAAACAAATTGCTTTGCATCTCGATATACCATTAATGCTGCAGGGTTGTTTGAAACAGCCGACTCTACCGGCAAGGCATCGCTGCTATAAAATTCAATATAATCAGGAGAAACATCGGTAATTTCATAAGTACCAAAACTGACGGAGCTAAACCCAGCTACCAAGTCAACCTTGTCGCCTACCTGAACACCAGCTGCGCTAAAAATACTTAATTGATCAGCAAAACCAACACCTAATGTAATAGGTCCTTCAGCTTGTCCAGAATTATTTTCAATTGTAACACTCGTAGCTGTTCGAGAAAGAATTTTGTATTTTCCACGATTTACTGGGCTAAACAAACTACCTAATCTAATTTCATCTCCAACAATGACACCACCAACAATAAGATTTAGGGCTGTTCCACCAGTCGAAGCAATTGTCAATAAACTGGCATTCTTAGTAATTGTAATTTCAGTTGTGGCGTCGGCAGAGCTTCCCCTTGCTGTTCTAAAAGCCGGTGAAGTACCTGCATTTTTAGAAATTTTATAAGTATTGCTTGTACCGGCTTTTAAAGCAATATCCCATGTGGTAGTGTTGTCAGAAGCGTTTGACACAGTACCTGAAAATAAGGTCATGCTTTGACCTGCAGGTAA